GTAGTTGTTGTTTGTGTGTAAGGTAATGCTACTGAACCTGTATTAAATTGAGCACCCCAAACGTAAATACCGCTTATAGTTACACCTGATTGAGGATAAATTCTTAATTGCTGATTACTTTCTAATGCTGTGTAAGTTCCTGTAATTCTATACCAATCATTACCAACAGAAACAAAATTTATACTTCCAATACTATTTGTTACGCTTGTTATAGTATTTCCACTCCAATTTATAGTTGATTGCAATGCAGATAATGATGTTCTTAATAAAACTAAACTGGCAGTTGAATCGTTATTTTTTATATAAAAAGAAAAAGTATAAACCGACCCTGTGCTTCCGACAATATTTGTATTATTAATATAACCACCTGCAACTGTATTTGCAACCAAATCAGCAGTTAAATTACCATTTGGGTCATTCAAAATATTTGGCGTTACTAATACATTTGTTTTATTCCAATATGCATTGTCAAAAACTTCAGATTGAAGTAATAAATTTTCGGTACTTTTAAGACTATACAATTTCGCTGCTGCTTGTCCTGCTGTTGCGCCTGTTCCTGAACCTAATTTATAACCAATCCAATGAGCATCGTAACACACAGGCACGTTAGTAAGTGAACCGTATATAGTTTTTAAACCAACTACAAAATAATTTAGGCGAATCAAATTAGACACACCACCGTCAGCAATAATTCTATCATAGACTACCTGAGATTCAGGGTCTATATCATTAGGATTAGCAAATCCCCATATATCAGTAGAAGTTTGACTCCACTTAAATTTAGACCTAAATCCCCATACCATTGCTCCTGCAAGGTAACTAGATATCGCTGTCTTTACATTATTGACTCCTAAACCTAATCCAATACCTAACATTAGTTATATCCTATTGCTGTACCACTTGTTAAAGTAACTGCTGTAAACACAGATCCTAAAGGAGCAGGTAAGTACATACCTGCACTAATAGTTACACCACTTAGTCCTAAAGCTGATAAAGAATCTACCCCATCAATGCTTACAGCAGAAATTACGGCATCAGCATTAATTACAATACCTTTATATAATAATCCTGTTTGAGCAGTTGTTGTAGGAATATATTTAAATCCTCCACTACCACTTATTTTGTCTAAGTTTTCAGAACTTACTTTATTCATTAAACCCTCTTGAGTTGTTGCTATTAAAGCTGGCTCATTGTTATTAACAAGTGCTGAAGCATTAAAGTTCTTTTTTATATCTGCTACTTTAGTTGGTGCTGCCATTTTTATAAATTATTTAATACTACAAATTTGCATTTTTTTTCTGATTAAAACAAAATTATTATCTTCTTAGGTTAATATTATTAAATATTCCACTAACACTTCTTATTTTTACTAAGTTGTAACTCCTAATTTTTACTAATAAGTACGTTCCAAATAATTCATTGTTAAAGTCAGGCTGTACAGGGTAGTAAGTAATATTTGCTCTTGTTTCGTGTTCCGTACAAGTACTAAAATTAGTATCTGTTTCAGCAGTTACATCGGCATCTATTATAGCATAGCTACCATTCTCAAGAGTTAGTGTTAAGAATCTTTTAAAAGCTCCTCCTTTATTGATAAGAACATCTAAACAAAACTGTCCTTGCTTCCAAGTTCCATTCTGTTCAAAAAACTTTAATGGCTCACCCACGTTTATCTCATATATTCTACCAAACTCACTTATTCCTCTTGGTGAAAATATTCGTTTGTTATGGGTAAAGTATCTTTTTTGTAATGCACTCAAGAAAGTTAAGAACATATTATCAACCTCATTAAAGATTAAACTCCAGTGGTTGTAGTAAGCAGTATCTGTAAATTCTTTTAGTGTCCAATTACTTGTACTTAGTGTTGAATCTAAAAATGGATTAACTGTACTTGTAACATTGTTTTTACACACATAAGTTGCATTAATTTTCTCAAAATCTCCTTCTGGATAATATCCTTCTGCTCCAAATGATACTGTGTCACCTACTACATAGGGATAATTACTTATCCAATTAGGGAATATTTTACTTGCTCTTGCAGTTACTGTTACGTCACTTTTATTAACATCGTAGTATAGATTTACATCAAACTCATTCTTAATATGCGCTACATTGTTTTTAATAAATGTTCTCATACTATTCTGATCTGTAAGTATCTTTACCCCACTATAATCGTAACGATTAATGTTAGTAAAGTCTTTACTTAGCCAGTACACTTGAGGGTTCCCGTTAATGTTGTACCCCTTTAAGGTTGCTGTTTTTAATTCTGTTCCAAAACTTGATAGTGGATAAACTCTATTACTATACACTCCACCACTTCCAACTAATATCTTAGCAGTATTATCACTTTGAATCATAGTGTCGGCAGCGTAAGGAATTGCTCCTACAAAGTTTGGTTGAATAACTACCATTACATCTCTTATGTCAAATATTGCTGTAATAGCACCGTTCTGAAGTTCTAAGTCAACATAATTTAATGGTTTTACCTTTCTGTAAGCATCGTAGAGGCTACCTACTGCTTTCTCGTCAGAGTAGTATATCCTTGTTGGATTATTCGTAGGGTATGGTAGTTTTGGGTTGTAAGGGCTAATTCTATTTATTTGATTTGCGCCTATGTAAGACTTGTCAAAGTTATGTTGTTCATCAACTATTTCACTTGAAGTTGCAAATGGAAATAAGTATTGGTACAAGCTTTTACTGCCTTGTAAGTTCCAAGTTCCTTTTGGTGCTGTGGTGTCTGTATAAAACAATTGACTATTTAATCTGTTTTGTGCATAAAACGTAATCATAGTACTTATTATTTTAGAATCATCCGGTCGGATATACCAGTCAGCTTCTTTTCTTATTACTTTTTGAGTATAAGTATCTCCGCCATATACTGTAGTAGCAGGTAATACAGCTGGAGTTGATGAAGTAATCTTTACTATTTCTCCTGTTGGAATTGGTCTATAATTCTTGTAATCTATTGTGCTTAAATCAATAGGTCTAATATAAAATGCTACATAAGTATTTATTCCATCTTTTATACCTCCATTAGTTCTTACAAAGCCTTTTGTTGCTACTCCTACTCCTTTAGAATTAGCATAGGAATTGTTTAAAGTACTTGTACTAGGTTTGTAATACAAATCTGAAAAGGTATTATAAATAATATCTCCTACTGAATTAAAGTCCACACTTGTACTATCTTCAATATCCCAATTAGACTGTATCATTGTATTAGAAGTATCAGTATAAACACTTCCTAATAATTCTGTTACAACTCCTATTTTATCAATACCACTTTTATAATTTGGATTATATCCATAATCTAAAGGTATTCCTGAAAGTTTAAGGTAATCACCTTTACTGTACTTGATAGTTTGGCTGTCTAAATCGTTACTAATAAATATTCCAAACTTTCTTCTGTTATCTGCAATTGAAAGAACAGTTCCTGTGCCTATTCCAGAAGTATAAGTATCGCCATCTATTACTCTTGCATTGTGGTAAATACCACTTCCAATAACTGTATTCAAAGGGTCACTTCTTTCAAAGCTTACTCCTAATAATTCGTCTTTAACATAAGTAAGGTCTAAATTAGCCACACTTAAAGCATAGTTATATACTTTTCTACTTGCTGTTATTCCACTAAAATCGGTAAATGGAGTTTTAGGGTCTATTGGAAGTATCTGTACTAACCCTCTTTTGTAATTAGCATTGTCTATGTAGTACTTTCCTAAAGGGTATGGGGCTGTTGTATAACCATTCTTTAAGTGAAATCTAACATAAGTCATGTAATACTCATATAGCATATAACCTGCTTTGTTAGCTACATTATATGGTATTTGATATTCGCCTACTTGTGTTCCTTTGAATTGAATTGCATTTTGTGATAAAGTTGAGTTTATTCTTAAATTTATTCCATCTTGACTCGTATTAAATGAAGTTATACCTCCATTTGTTGCAAATAATTGTACTTTAAAGGTAAGTATATCTCCTGCCGAAACAAATACACTAACAACTTGATTTACATTAATAATATAATCAGATGCTCTTGAAGGGATATCACTTCTACTTCCCATTAAAATTGCTCCAACTTCTACACCTGCTTTTTCTACGACAAAATACATATTAAAAGCAGAAGCACCTAAATCTTTTGTTTCACCACTTAAAGAATTAAATACATAAGCACCCAATCCAGTTACTGTGCCATATGCTGTAAGATTAAACTGCATATTAGGCGCATCACTAGATGTTACAGTATAAGTACCTGTTGCAGAAACATAGGGAGATGGAGTTACTGTCGGTATTGGTATTGAATTTAATGGCAATACTTGTTTAGTATTTGTTGAAGTTGCATATAAAGGAGATGTTGTGCTATATAGTAAATTGCCATTAAACCTTTGGTTTCCTGTATCTGTCGGCAAAGCACCTGTGTTTTGTACTTCAAATCTTTGAGTAGTAACAATAGCATTCTCAGCTATTGTTTGCCACTTAGCATCTTCGTTAGCAGTAACAATATTTGCTCTGTTTATTCTATTCTTTTTAGTTTCAATGTCCTTAACTTTAAGAATTACAGGCTCTGCCTCTATAAGACTTACTACATCTAATAATGTTGTTAGTTCAAGCCCACTATGAATAATGTCAAAACTTTCTCCTAACACATCATACCTTCCAACTAACTCAGCACTACTTGCGTTTTCGGCAGTATAGTTTACAACTGCTAACTCCACAAAGTTGAATACATCAGCTTGTGCGTTATTAACTGTAATGATATTTTGTTTGCTTGTAGCAGTACCATTAGGCGTTCCTTGTGTACTTACCCAAGCAAGTCCGCTATCGGCACTTGCTTGAATTACGGGAACAATATTGCTTAATATACTCCATTGAGTAGTTATGTTAGATCCATTTATTCCAAACCTGCACGCATATCTTTTCCCTCCTGTAAGCAATCCACCACCGCTTTGTAGCGTATTTTTGTAAGTGACATAACCAATATTATTTATTAATTGGCTGTTAGTTTGTGCATCGGTTTTTACTAAATTATAAATTCCTTTTCCTGCTACTTGAATGTTTGTAGGGCTGTATGTTAAACAACAGTCTTGAGTTAATGATTGCGGAACGTAAATACATTTGTCTTTAATAGTGTTGTCGGTAAAGTATAAGGCATACACACCATCGTTTTGTTGTTCTACTATAAATTTAATAGGTTGTGTTTTGCTAAGTATAAAGTTTTTTGTTCTTAGTAATCTTGTGTAAGTCCAATTATTATCTTCATCTACTACACCAAGTTCCGTAATAGTATTATCTGCGCTTACACTTAATATAAACCCTAAATTTTGGCTATTAACGTATGCTAATGGTTCTAATTCTGTTTCAGTAGCTATATAATCTCTTAAAACTGTAAGAGTATTTGTCTGTGTTCCTGCTACTGAATTAATAGTTACTATTTGGTCTATGCTTACAATATTAGAAAAAGTACCTAATGCAAATTCTATTGTGGTATATAATTTATAAATACTATCAGGAGCAGGCGGAGGAGGAACTGTTGCTCCTGATCCTATTGCTGTCTGTAGTGCTGTAGCAAAATCTGTATTGTTAACTGTTGGGCTAGAATTTGTTATTGATATATAATTTTGCTGAACTCCATTAGCATCTCTAAAAATAAATACTTGAGATAAGTAATACTGTCCATTTGCTGCTTGATTAAAATCTGCGTAAGTTCTTACCCTAAACATTTTTGTTTGAGTAGTTGCATTAGGTACTTTTGTTATTTGAAGTGTTCCTAATTTACTGCTTTTAATGTTTGAAGAAAATTCATCATCACTAACTTGTTCTAAGTCAGAAGCATACGGATAGTAATTATCTGGCATTGAAGCGTAGTCTGTATCTCTGTTAAGACCCTTTGATAGGTCGTTTAATTGGCTTGATTGCATACAGCAAAGATAACCAAATTTTAATTGTTATGATTAAAAAGTTCTTTTGGGTTAATAATTTCATGCTCATGAAAGAAACTGCAACATCCTTCTTCTTCTTCTTCTTCTTCTTCTTTTACTCCGTACCAGTATCTAAAGTGAGCTGCTCTGAAAAACGCATCTGATTTTTCTTTTTCTACGTCTTTTTCTGTATTTAATTGTTCTTCCATTTTACAAAAGTAATTATTTTTATTAATATTTTAATTAATTTATCGCATATCGCAATACGCTATAAAACACAAAAACCCCCTTATCGGAGGTCTTTGTGTTGGAAGAAAACAAACATTACAAGCATGGAAACAAATAATGTATGTTTTTATGGTTTAAGAATCTCTTCTATAAACCGGAGTTGCATTTGTTGGACTTGTTTGTAAGTCACCAATTGCTCCTGTTACAGGAATCGTTAAAACTAATGTAGCTAAAATTGCTTGTAACTCTTTTCTTGTTACATAGTAATCTTTCTCTGTATTAGGTGTTGCTGGGAATGTTACCGTATTAGCCATTTTGTTTAATTATTAATTAACGAGGTAAGTTACGAACTTGTACTAATGTAAAAGTTTTACCAGTAGCAGAACCTGCACTTACATAAAACAAAGTTGCTGACCATGTTCCTGCAGTTGCTCCAGCACCTAATGCTAAAACTTGACCTGCCGAAGCTGTACCTGCAATAATTGGATCAGCAACAACCCAGTCATTTGGCATTATCCCTGCTGTAATTACGCTGTTACCACTTCCTCCTAGTGTAGCAATATTACTTGCAATACCAATTGTAGGAGTGGCTGTTGTAACAATTGCTCTGTAACCTGCTTGTAGTAAAGTTAAAGTACCGTAAGAAGTATTCTGAATAGCAGCTAAATTAACAGCAGCTAAATTAGCAGCTCCATTACTTGTAGGAACATTGTTAATAAACAACACATACTCGTTGTTAGCAATTGAATTGCTTGAAGGAGCAGCTTTTGTGTTAGGAGTTGACCAACTAATAGTCCAACGTGTGTAAGTAGCACCTGCGGTAAATGTACCGTAAGTAGAACTTGTTAAAAAACTTGGATCAGTAGCTAATACTGTTCCTTGACCTATACTTGGTACACCTGCGGTAGTCTGTACAATAACAGTATTAGCTGTAGTAGTTGTACAGAATATTTCTGCAAAACCTGTTTTAGCAGTACAAATTAAAGTAGTAGTACCAGTAGCAACTATGTTTAAAATGTTTACATCAGCATTAATAAATGCTCTGAATACATCACCAATAGTTGTTGCTGTGTCAGTTGAAGTAGCAGTATAAGTGTAAGTCTTAACTGATGGGTTGTAACCACCTTGAATTGCGTTACCACCAAATACTTTCAATACATAAGTTGCGCCACTTACTGCTGTAAAAGTAGTAGTAACAACACCTAATGTTTCTGAAACTGCATTTTGTCTTGTTAATGAACAAGAAGTTGCTTTAGGTGCGCCATAAGCTGCACCTGTTATTTGTAAATTGCCACTAGCATCTACAAATGCATCAGCAGCATTGTCTGCTAATGTATTTAAAATTATCGTTTGTCTTAAAATTGTCATTTCGTTATTTATTTATTTAGTTAAAAATTAATTACCATGATACATACATTTTTGAACATCTGTGATAACTTTAGCAGCATTCATTTCAAAAGATACTTGACTAAATGGTTGGTCGTTTACAGGATTTGCAACGTGTTTACCCATTAAATCTTTCTTTCCTAAAATTACACTTCTTTGTAATCCTTCTTGTCCGTAGTATACATCTACGATTGGTGGAATATATTTTCCATCTTCTGAATAAGCACCATCTGCACAAACCCAATAAGCTGAATCAGACTTACCTGCTCCTACTTGGTTTTTGTTTTCAAAGTACATTTCAACAACTACGTTTAAGATTAATCCAGATACTTCAAATCTACGAATATCTAAACCGCTTGTTGCTTTTAAGATGTTGTTTGTACCAGCAGTTGCAACGTAAGGTCTTAATACTCTTGAGATGTTTTTAGCGTAGTCTAAACCACAGAAAACAAACATTTCAGTACCATCACTTACAGCACCTTGACGCATAAAGTCAGTAGCAATATCTTCAAAATCATTTAAAGATAAGTTAGCTGCTTTTGATTGAGTCATTGCACCATACTGTTTCAATTGGTTTAAGAAAGATGCAGGTAAAGGATTTTCGCCACCGATTGCACCAAAATTACCTAAGTAGTAGTTGTACATTGCAGAATGCATTAAATCAATTTTGTACATTTCTTCTTTAGCAGCGTAGTAGTTTTGACCGTTTAACTTGAACCAAGTAGCTTGATTTGCATCTTCAGCCTTAACAAAAGCATCTGCTGTAAATTGACCAATTTGGTAAGTGTCATAATGAGGTAAAGGAGTTCCTTGCTCTTGAGCTTTGTAAACTCTAGTTCCACCGTTATATCCTATGAAAGATATTTGGTTGTTGATAGCAAAGTCATTTGCAGTTAATACTGTTGAACCTGAAGGGCTAAACGATAAGTCTGCTGTGATAACACCAGAAGAAATAGCCGATACTTTACAAGATACACCTGTTGTAGTGTCAGAGATGTAAGACCCTACACCAATTTCTTTGTAACTTGAGTCAGTCAAAGTAATTGTAACAGTTTTGTTACTGTTTGTTAATTGAGGAGCTGCACCACTTACAGCGTAAGGGAATTGGTTTCCGATACGAGGGAACTTGTAAGTTCTTGTACCACTTAAAATTGAACCCGTAGAACCATTCAATTTTGATAGTTCACGCATTACTTTCGGCATATTGGCTTGACCCATTTTGAATGCCTTGTTTGTTTGAGTTACTAAGTTATAAACTTGTAACGGGGTGAAATTCGCTGCATCAAAAATGCTACCTGCGTTTTGCCCTATTGGGATTGTATTCATTCTTTATTTTTGGTTTTTAAAGTTTTTTAATTATATTTTGGTTTAGTTGCATTGCTCAAGTACTCTTCATAGATTTGGTCAGCTGTCTTATCTGTACCTACTCCACCTCCACCGCCATGTTGTTCAGGACTACCGAACTTCTTAGCTGCTTTGTCGAATCCTCTTTTCTCTGCTTCTGCTACTGCTTTTTCAAAGTTTTGTATCTTGTATTCGTTCTTTATAAATGATAACGCATCAAACTTATCGTCATTTAAGTAGCCAATACTTTTGTTAAAGTTATAACTGCTTTTAATTGCTTCTACTGTCGCATCGTCTAATTCTCCTTTGCCTTTCAAAATACCTAAGTACTTATCTATGCTTTCTGTGTCAGCCTTAATATTAGCAGCAGTCTGTTCCTCTTGCTGTTTAATATACTCTTCTTGACTTACAGGGTTCTTAGCATTTGCCTTTAAAGCATCTTCTAAAAGTTTAGTAGCCTCATCGTACTTAATCTCTGTCTTATAGTTAGACTTTAATTCGTTTTCGTACTTTGCTTTAGCTAAAGGTGTTAGGGAATTAAATCCACTTACCTCTTCCTCTAACGCTTCTTCTAACTCTTCACCTGTTAAGCCTGCCTTCTCTAACTCTAACTTAATTAAGTCAGATGTAGTAAAGCTTGAGTAGTCTACTTTGGTAATTCCATTAGCTATTTGTTCTAATGTTAAACCACTTTTAAGTAGTTTGTACATATCTGAATTAGCTTCTGCTTCACGTTCAGCCTTTAAGGCTTCGTATTCGGCTAACTGTGCTTTAATACTTTCAGGCAATTCTGATGTTACTTCTTTCGTTGCAGTTTCAGTTTTGTCTATGTTATCAATGTTGTCAAAGAGCGATATTTTTTCTACTTCTTCTGTTTCAGTTTTTAGTGTTACCACCTCATCTGCTACTACTGTTGTAGGTTCTACTGCTACTGGTTTTTCTACCTCAACTGGCGTTTCTACTACAATTGGGTCAGCATTTTTGGAGTTTTCCTCCATGTACTCTGCTGCAAGTCTTTCTGCTTCTGTACTCATTATATGGTTGTTTTCGCTACAAATGTCATATTAATATTGTTTATTAATACTATTTTCATACCTTTGCGTATGTTATTGTCATACATATATGGAATTAAGTAATAATCAAAAGATGAGAATTGATGCATTGCCAGAGGATATTAGGCTTAAATGTGTTAAGAAAATAGGCATAGGAATGTACGTTAGTTCTATTATTCAAACAAGGGTTAGTGTTAATCAGCTTATTGATATGTATGAGATTATAGACCAAAATGGTCTAAAAGGTGAAAGTGCAATTATTTGTGCTGCGCTAACAGAATATATTAAAAAACATAAGAGTTTATCAAAATAATATTATATTTGTACCATGCCAAGCACATTTACACTCCCTACACCAGAAGCAGGGAAGGAACTAACAATTATAGACTTTGCCACAAGCCAAGCACAAATACAAGCAGCAATCAGAGCCTTACAAGATGCTTCTCCAAGTAGCGGAAGTGTAACTTCTGTTGCTGAAGTCGACTCCGATACTAACGCTGATTTTCTTAATGTTAATATAACTAATCCTACTACAGCTCCTGTAATTACTTTTACTAAAGTAGCTACTGCTGCTAATCTTATTTATGCAAGTGCAGTATCTGTGGGTTCTGCTAAACCTACAATGAGAGCAATGGTAGCAGCAGACTTACCAACAGTACCTTACGGTAAAGGTGGTAATGGACTTACTACAATAGGAGGAGCATATCAAATGCTTAGAGTAAATAGTGCAGGTAATGCAAATGAATGGTTCACAATGGTTGCTGCAAGTGGAGATAAAATTACTTTAACTCCAAGTAGTGGCACACCAAATAAACTTACAATAGATGTTGATCCGACTAAAATAGAGATAGATACTCTTGCAGCAACTACTAAATTAAGTATTGCTAAAGGAGGAACAGGTGCATCAACAGCACAAACAGCAATAAATGCTTTAGCAGCAGTAGGAACTGTGACAAACAGGACTAAAGTTTTAACAGTAGACGGTTCTGATAATGCGGTTTGGGCATCACCTTCAGTTGGAATTGTAACATTAAACGGACTAACAGGAGCTACAGTAACACTTGGTGCTGATAATATTGTAGCAGGAGCTACTAATAAGTGGTACACTGCAACTGAAATAGCAGAGATGGCTGCTAACACAGCAAAGGTTACTAACGCTACTCATACAGGTGATGTTCTAGGCAGCGGTGCTTTAACTATAGATAAAACAGCAATTACAGGAAAAACAATTGTAAGTGCTGCTCAAAATGATTCAATACTTGTTTCTGATAATAGTGATAGCGGAAACTTAAAAAAGGTTTTAGTTTCTACTATTAACAATACTGCCATAAAAACTATTACAACTGCTTCTTATACTACTGCTGTTACAGATAGGAATTTATTTTTAGACCCTACATCTACCAATATAGTAGTACTTACTCCTCCAGATGTAACATCATTTGTTGGTGGGGAAAGATTTTTCTACAAAAGAATAGCAGGAGGTGCTAATACAGTAAAAATTCAAGTTTCTCCTAAACTTATTGATGGTTCAAGTTCGGATATATCACTTTTATATAACAACAGTTCAATAGAAATAGTTTATAATAAATTAGACAATTTCTACATAGTTTCACAAATAGCAGGTACTCCATAATGGCAACAGATATAATAATTTCTTATGACAAGAATACAAATGAAACAATTAGTGTGGCTGATAGTACAGACTATACTACACTTGGTGTTAGTATTTCCTCTATTAATGGTATTAGGTACTTATTTGCTACTTACAATAGCATTCTCAATGCTACAACGGTTTCTTCTTTATTAGCCAATACTGAGTATACTGTTGTTAGTGGTTCTTTTGCTCTTAATGGGCATACTTATGTTGCTAATAATGTATTTGTAGCACACGATGACTTTATATTACCTACAAGTGGTGTTGTAGTTAAAACTACAGGATACTACTGTTTGCCTAACTTAACTATTCCAAGCTCTAAAATTACAAGTGTTTATACCCCAAGTACAATTGGTGAGGCTGATACTTACTTTCAAGATAACTTTAGGTATGTCCGTTACGATATTTTTAATACAAGATATAATAGCGGTGATTTACTTTCAGATGGTGTTTATTTAGTTCAAGGTACTTTAGGAAGTTCTATAGTAGTTAATTCTGTTTCTACCTATTATGTTGGGCAAACTTTTACAGGAGTTGCAAACGATGATTTTACAGTAAGTGGTACTGCTTATGTAGTAGCATTTTTAGATACTTCTACTTCTGCATTTTGGACAGACGCTAATGCTACCGATGTCATTAAAGGATATAACGATTCATTAGCTAATGGAACTTATAATGTGAGCGAAGATTTTAGAGCAAATTATATTAAAGCAGTTACTTGTTTGTCTATGCCTTACATACAATCTTTTACAGATGCTACTTATAGCGCAAGTGACATTCAAAATAATCTTGACTACATAAATTCAGTACTGTTTGACACTAATAAAAATGTAAGAAATGCTTAGACCAAGATACGCAACTACTTTTAAGACTGCTATTAATAAAATACTTTTAAGTGAAGGATTGGTAACAAATGAGTACACAAAAGGAAGTAACTATCCTAACAATCTTATTTCTTTTTATCCTTTTATAAGCTTGTCTATTGTAGATTCTTTACAGTCAAACGATACCGACACAGTTTCAATGAATAATAATTTAGACTTTTTACTAACTCAATGGCAATACTAATATGACAATACTAAAAACACCAATACCTCAATCCGTAATGGATTCTTTAAATGATTATATAGATAACAGAGCAAACTCTGATGTTGTATCATATACACCAATTTGGTCTGGAACAGGGCTTACTTATTCTTCTAACCCTGCTACGGGTTCTTATATTAAAATAGGAAGGCTTGTACATTTTACTATAAATATCAATTGTGCTACTGTTACTAACTTTGGAACTGGTCAATACTCGGTAACATTACCTTTTGCCCCATCTGTTCAGTATGTGTTTAGAGATGGACAAGTTTATGACGATTCTGCTGTTCAGCATTATAGAATACTTGGGGAAGGCATTCCTTCAAGTACTAATATGCTATTATGGTACGGTGGAACTACTAATGATTTAGCATTTAAATATAACACTCCTGTAAATCCACTTTCAGTAGCTGATGATTGGTATGTTTCAGGAACTTATATTTGCGTATAATAATAAACATTACAATAACAGCAAGTACTAATTTGGAAGTTAGTACTTGCTTAAAAAACAAACATTATGGAAAAAATAATAATTGAGTCACCGAAATACGGGACTTTTAAAGTACTAGTAGATGATGAAGATTTTGAGGAATTGAATCAATTCAAGTGGGGCGTACAAAAAGAAAAAAATACTTTTTATGTAAAACGAATGGTGTGGATTGGCAACAAAAGAACATCAGTTAAAATGCACCGATTTATAATGAAGCTGAAAGAAGGCAATAAATTAGTTGTTGACCACATAAACCACAATGGATTAGATAATCAAAAATCAAATTTAAGAGTATGCACATCACTTCAAAATAATTGGAACGCAACAAGTGCTAAAAATAGTAGTAGCAAATATTTGGGAGTTTCTTGGTATAGAGCAGGTAATAAATGGCATTCTCAAATAAGAATAAATGGAAATGTAAAGCATTTGGGATTTTTTGCAAAAGAATTAGATGCAGCAGTTGCTTACGATGTTGCTGCTATAATAAATCGTCAAGAATTTGTTAATTTAAACGTATTATAATATGCTTACAGAAATAGAAAAGAAAGAATTAGTTAAATTAAATTTAGACTTTCAAATTAAAATTAAAGAGTGGAGCAGATTATTTTCAATTGTCAAAAAAAGTCATTCTCTTTCTACTTATATGACTATTTATAAACAGAAAAAATCTTGGCAAGATGAGATAGATAAATCTCCTTTTACTATTCGTAGTCAGCACGAAGACGAAGATGCAAGAGCGCAATCTGAAACAAGTTTAAAAATAATCAAACTACTGCCTGATCTTGATACTGATTTAGAAAAGCTTTATATTAAGATGACTACTGATGAGAAGTCAGAAGTAGAAAGAGTAAAGGCAGGAGAAGCAGAAAACATTTTAGCATTACATTTAAAAGCAAATGGCGAAAAAGCATAGTGTAGAATTATTTGGAACGCAAGGAGAAAAAGGTGAAAGTGATGTAGAACCTAAAAATATGTTCTACGAATGCCCAGAGCCTTTTGAACCCGTATATAATAAAGACTTACCAAAGAAGCAACAAAAGTGGGAAAGACCTAAAGACCCTAACTTTAGTCACATGACTGTTGAGGAAAAACAAAACTATCAGCTAAAGGAACTATTTAGATTAGAGAATGGATTTCATTTTTATAACAATGGTGAGTTAGTTTATCTTACAGGCGCACACTATGGATTTTTAAAACACTGGGACTTAGGAGGTGGTGTTTATCCTAAATATAGATGGAGTCATGCTCAGTTAGCTTACTTACAAGACATTTGTAAAAAGGATTCAAACTGTTATGGTTTAGTAGCCTATACACAAAAGCGTTGGGGTAAGTCAGAAATGATACCATCTCGTATGCTTTTTGATAGTTTATTGAAACCTAAAGCAAGTTATTTCTTGCAAGCTACAAAAGATGATAAGGCTCAAGCTTTATTCCAAAGAACATTAAATGCATTCCTTTCTTTGAACAATTCATTACCTTATATTTATCAACATACATACAAAAATGATAGTATATTCTTTCGTCAGAATCAAACTATTAAGAGAAGTTCGGATAAGGTAACTTTTAAAGATGGCAACTATACTCGTATTGAAGCATTGCCAAGTAAAATAACCTCTATTCAAGGGGAAAGAGTAACCGAATATTTTTTAGATGAGTTTGCGAGTCAAGAACTTATGGATATGGAGCAATTGTTTCAAACTTTAATTGCCCAGTGTACAGAAGGGACAAAAGATATTATAGGTAAACTATGGATGGTATCTACTGTTGAGAATGGTAAGGCTAAAGCAGTTCCTTTTAGTAAAGAACTTTGGTATGCTAGTGATATTAATAAAAGAAATGCTAATGGTAGAACTCAAAGTGGTTTGTATCGTATGCTTATACCTTACTACCTATCAGACCCTTCGTTTATTGATGAGTATGGCAACCCAAAAGTTGAAGAAGCAAAAGCTTACTTTGCTAATATGTGCGAAGGTCTTACTGACTCTAAAAGAGCTTTACTTAAAAGACAGTTCCCTGAAAGAGTAGAAGATATTTTTGATATAAATAGAAGTGGAGGATTAGAAGTTGACGTGATTGAAACTTTAAGGTTAAGAGAAAAACAATTAAGGGGTACACCCTCACCTATGTATAAAATTCATAAGAACCCAACTACTAAAGAAATATCTTTAAACCCTATGGCTAAAGGTGAGGAGGCTAATGAATTTTCGTGTGAAGTATTTGAACAACCACAAGAACATCATTTGTATCGTGTAGGTTTAGATGCTACAAGTACGGATATTAGCAGTACAAATAAAAATGCTGATGGTTCTGAAAAAGGTAAAACTAAATCTAAGTATGCATTAGTAGTTCATAGAATAACAGGAGATAACCAATATGTTGATGTGGCTAATATATGTATTAGACCAGATAAAAGAACTATGGTAGAAAAGGCTGCTTTATGGCTATGTATGTACTACAATAAGTTTGGTGGGCTAAGAACTTACCCTGAGAGGAATGCAAGTGCAGGAAGTACTATTACCGATTTATTTGAGGCAGAAGGTCAACAGAAGTTACTAATAAGACAGTTAACTAAACATAATACAGATAAGTTACTTGAGAAGAGTGGTAATGCGTACGGAATATATTTAGATGCAAACAACAAAGATTACCGGACCTCTGTTATGAATAAATATTTACGATTGTATGGACATCAAATAAATTCTTTACGAATTGTACAAGATTTATTAATATATGGTAGTGAGAACTCCGATTTGTCCGATGCTTATGGTGTAGGCTGTATGGCTTGTGGAAACTTTGATCCAGAAACTCAAAGTTCTGCTAAAGAAAAAGTAAAATCACAGATGTGGACAAGCAAATATGTGAATGGTGAGTTTAAATGGGAACTAAAGGAAGGATAATTTTGTAATTATAATGTTTTAACGTAAATTTGCATTCAAATGAAAATGAAACTAATAAATTCAGTTATATCAGGAGGGGCTTCTCCTTCAATACAGCCCAATCAATCTAACGATGGAAGAGAGTGGGAAGGCTCTGATTATGCTAAAAATATTAGATGGATTGTAGGTACTTCTTACAATCAGCCAATTGTTTCTACTCAAATGAGAGGTGCTATTGGTGACCCTTACGATAGAATAAACACAAGATTTATAGACCAATATGTATTTGCTGCTCGTTACATTTACGGATTGCAGTACAATACTGAATACGAATGGGCTTCTAAGGATGCGACAAATGCTGCCACTCAAATACCAATGTGGCGTGGACTTGAAATATCTGCTATGTTCCGTTACTTTGATGGTAAGTGCCGCCAACAATTTAAGCCACTACCTAAAATACTTCAAGCTAATGGTATTAGCGAAGGAATATTAAGTAGGAAAGCTTTAAAATTAAATGTATTAAAGTCAGTTGTAGATGCTAAAGAGTTTTTATTATACGAAAAAGAGTTAGGTAATATTGAGTTAGAAATACCTCAAGGTTTAAACATTAACGATGAGATGAGTATCCAAAAGTACTTTAAAACTTTTATGGATGAAATGGAGTTTGCTTATAGAAACTTAGGTAAAGACTTCTTGTATCGTAATCGTTACTTTGATTTATTCTTGAAAGCTGCTCAGTATTGTTTTATCGGAGGTCGTTCTTTAATTAGAATTTACGAAAGTAAAGGTAGAGTTTATATGAGGGTTGTAGAACCTGAATACGCTATTATTGATATGACTCGTAACGAAGACCATCACATTAATGATGCTTTAGCAGGTGAGTTTAAACCTTACTCAGTTGCTGATATTGTTGCAAGATTTGATTTTACATCAGAAGAAGTAAAGGACTTAGAGGCAATTGCTATGAATACTGGTAATGCACAAGCTCCTTACGTTCAAGGATGGAATTTTATTAATTGGTACTCTAACATGACTACTGTGCCTAAAGTATGGGTAGCAGATGTTGAGTGGCGTTCTCTTACTTATATTGATGGTGTACCTGTAGAGTGTATTAGACAAGGACAATTAATTGGAAATAAATATTTAAGAAACTGTGGTATTAAAGCTAATAGTGTTTCTGATAAGAGAGATAAGTCAAGACGTAGATTAGATTTTTGTGCCTTTACTCCTTTCACGTTACTTGGTAGTAATATGGGCGTTGTAATGCTTGTACACAAGATTCAAGATATGAAAGATGCCTTAACTACTACTATGCAAGGTATGCTTGCAAGGGCAATGGGTAAGATTCCTTTCGTAGATACATCTCAGTTGCCTGACTTTATGAAAACTCCCGATATGCTTGCTATGATGAAACAGCAAGGTATACTAGTAGGTAACAGAACAGAGGTAGAGGCAGGACAAGAAAAGACTAACAAGATGATTGAAATTCTTGATATGACTGTTGACCCTAATGTTCAATTATACTTAGGACAACTACAGTATTGGGATAATGTACTTGCTGATGTACTTAATATGCCTGTACAGTCAAGATTAGGTTCTTCTACTTACGTTGGTGAGGCTCAATTACAGAATAATATACTTAGTGCCGAAACAGGTACACAATGGCTATACGGTGGATTAACTACCTTCTTTCAAGATGTAATATCTTTAGGGGTTGACAAGACAAGGTTAGTACTTGCTGACCAAGATGAGGGAGCATTCAGTTTACAAATAGGTGATACTGCTGCTACATTACTTAAAATGGATTCAGTACAAGAAATGCTTAATGATGACTTTGAAATTAGATTTGATTTTGATAGTCAGTTAACAGAACAAGTTAAGGCTACATTATCTCAAATTACTGTTCAAGAGGCAGGTGTTAATCCTGACGCTAAACGTGAGTTTATTAAGATAATGAGAGCAGAAACTCTTGATGCAGTAGAGGAAATACTTGATAATATGGCACTACTTCGTATGCAAGCTGAACAGGCTGCTGTTAAACAACAACAAGATGCTGCTGCTGCTAATTCAGCAATGCAGGCACAAGCACAACAAAATATAGCTGCTACAGGTGCTGCTGCAAGTATGGAAAATAAAGATGCAGAACTTGACAGTAAATTAATGCAACAAATGCTTGAACAAGAAAATCAAAATAATATACAATAAAAGAAAACAAACAAACAATGAAAAGAGAAGTAACAATTAAAACGAAGCAAGCCCTAAGTGCTGCTCCAAAGATTAGGTTTGAAACGAAAGCGAGAACCACCAACGTAAACAAAGGAGATTGGGCTTGCCTTATTTCTGAAGGTAATGTATTGCGTAAGTTAGATTATCTACCAAGTGGGTTAGATGAGCATTCGACACAAGCTGCCGAAAGAAATAAGATTCACTCAATTGAATTGAATGGGTTTATGACAGAAGGAGAAAAGAAAATATTCTTTACTTCCTTTACTTATTTTGATACAAATTCAGAAGCAGTAGAAAATGGTTTGTCACCAGAAGATAACGACAATATTAAAGTATTGTTAGCGTTCCTTAAACTTCATAACGAAGTGTCTGTTAAAAACGAAGCAGGTGCAGAGTTAAACCCTAACGTAAACTTTAACTTGGTTAAATTTGACTACATTGACAACGTGGCTAAAATTGAAAAAGCAACTGAAACTAATTTCTTAGTTATTGATGCTACATCTCAATTAAAGTCTTGGTTTGAGAATGATAAACAAAAGTTGATTGATTTTGCTTACATCTGGGGTGTTAAAAATATTAGTGGGTACGAAGAAAGAAGTCTATTCAATCATTGTGTTTCATTAGTTAATTCTGATATTGAAAAGTATACTATTGTATCTAAGAAATTAGAGGACTCAATGCAAGTTGCTATTACTAAAGGTACTGTTCTAATTAAGAATGATAAATTCATTATTGAAAAGGTTGGTGCATACTTTATGTTTAACGAAGAGAATGTAGGTACTGATGTAAACGAGGCTGTAGCATACTTTAAAAAGAACAAGCAACAATATAACTTATTGAAGTTTGAGTTAGGAATTTCTGAGCCAAGTGCTGACATCCAATTAGCAGAAACTACTGTTGAGCCTGTTGGTGATGGATTAAAAACTAAACCTGCTGTATTTGAACGTATGGAAAAGGATAGAGATTTCAAGGAAACTGAAAGCAGTAAACTTAAAATAAGTAATAAGTTGATGCAAATCATATTTAAAGGTCAAGATGTGACTGCCGATATGGTTAAAAATAGATACCAGTTCTTAGCCGATACAGGTAAAAGTGAAGCTAAGTGTATATCTGAATTAGCACAAGACCCTAGAATTTCAAGTGTTGAGTTGCAAGAATGGTATTCATCTGAAATAGAAAGAGTAAGAGTTGAAAAAACTCCTTATATAATTAAAACTAAATAATAATGACTAACGACAATGGTATTTTTGATGTAGTTTCTGAAAATGAGATTCTACAAAGGGTTAAGTTAAAACTTGGGATTAGTGATACTCCCCTGCACGATGCTTATCTTTATAACAGTATAAACGATAACGTAAGGAAGTTAAGGAATTTCTTTGTGTTTCCTACTCAAATTGCTCAAATACCAATTGATTTGACTACGTTTACAGCACCGTTGCCGAAAGGTTTTATTATTCTTGAGGGTCATAATCCTATTAGAACTTTTAAAGCCTTAAATGACATTAACTCTACTGCACCTTATGCACCTACAACTGGATTCTATAAGGGTGACTTTAATAACAATACTTCAGCAAGAGTTAAGGATAATTACATTTGGTTCGGAAGTGCCATAGAGGACTTGTGGTGTGAAATTTCTTACATAGGAATTAATACCGATGAGAACGGAGATTTAGTTTTACCTCGTGTAGCTGATTTATGTTTGACCTTCGGAGTATGCGCTGACTTCTGTTTAGAACGTGGTGACCCATCTCAAATGGCTAAGTACGCTACTTATGTTCACGAGTACAAGGTAGAGAAAAGATACATCAGAGGTCTTGCTGCGGAGAATGACTCACAGGATACCAAACGAGTGGCTGATATTAACAACAAATTTGCATTCAAGACTTACTAAAAGAAAAGCCCTAATTTTTAGTTAGGGCTTTTTTATTTCTATCCTAAAATATTGTTTTTCAAAGTTGCTTGTTCAATCTGACCGCCATCGGCAGTTACATCTTTTATTGCCTTGAACTCTGTCCTTAATGCAGCAATTGCTATTTCTTTCATTAGGTAAATATTATCCTCTGCTATTGGGAACTTATCTGTATTGTAATTAAATACTGTATTAGCAGCGTATGGATCTTGATATATACCTACCTCTAATATTTCTTTTAATAGTTTATTACCGTAAATTCTTCTTTCGTTTCCTACTATTAGTACAGCAGGTTTTTTAGTTAATAATTTTAAATCTCTTAACTGTTGTATTTCATTTAGACTCCTTGCATAAAAGAAACTGTTAGCAATGCTTTTAGTTCCGAAATATTGCATACCATCATTGAATTCATTTAAGCTCACTAACTGTGTTCCTGTTACTGTTAAATATTCTGCTGTTGGGTCTTGTTGTGATGGGTTTATAGTATAGGTTATTTCTTGCTTCCAATCACTTGGAATTAATCTATTCCCTTTTATAATAGTATTGCTGTTTGGTACTTTACCTCCGTTGTAGGCAAGTATCATCATCTGCGCTCTCCATTGTGGTAGCATTTCAAATATATAATTGTCATCAACTTTCTTGTCACTACTATTATAACCGCTATTTACGGCTCTTACTAATTCATCTACTATTTTTAAGGTATTCATACTACAAATTTAAGCTATTGTTTGGAAATATCCGTTAAATATATTTTGTGTGTAGCGTGTTGTTGCCCTCCAAAATCCTAACATTGCATCTAATCTATTCTCTATCTGTAACGTATCAGTTGCAGTACATCCTACAAATTTTAATGCTTGTAGTAAGTTTGTAGTTTCCATTATTATTTTATTCAAATAACTATTGTTTGGTAACCCTTGTTGTTCTAAGGTTATCTGTGATAGCATTATTTCGTATAGTTTATGTTCGTTCACTTTAGTAATTATTAGTTGCTAATGCTGTACAAGTGTTTGCTATGTCTTGTATGTTATCGTAAGCATTTGTTTGACTTACATTACCTAATCCGTTGTTCCAGTTCATTGCCTCTATTCTTGAGTATAGTCTTGCTATCTCCATTTGGAACTGTTCGTTTTTGGGTTTAGGATTGTTAATATTACTCACAATTAAATCCTTCAATTGCTGACTAATATTGAACGATGTCTGGAAAGTATTGTAGTAACCTCCTGCGTAAGGACTTACTGTTCCTACAACTGCACTTGCTGCACTTGCTATAAATAGTTCTCCTTTGCGGTATGTGTTTCCACCCCACGTTGTTGAGTTACTTTGTACTAAGTACTCTGTTCCTACTGTTGTTGTAGGGTTAGTTAGTATTGCACCGTACACCTTATATTCTATTGGGAATATCGTATCGGTTATTACATCACTTGCACCTAAACCTAAATTCTGACTTGTCAAGTATATTGGAGTAGTTACACTTGGTAGCCATGTTCCAAGTGGTGAGTAGTAATACCCAGTTTCTTCAAATGTATCGCCACTTTGTACTGCTACACTTATAAATGGTGTGAACACACTTCCTACTACTAATACTTTGTTATCGTATGTTTTATTAGTGCCTGCTGTTTTAATGTACTCTTTGTATTGAGTTAAGTTACCACTACTTAAAATATTAAGGTTCTGTAAGCTTAGGTAGTTTCCTACTCTTAATACTCCGTAAGCACTTGATATAGATAAATTAGGTGAATTGTATCCTCCAATATTATTTGTTGCGTATAGACCTGTTGTATCAAGTATTTCTACAACTGAATTATCTTCGCTGTTTTGGTATAGGTTTATTTTTGGTAGTAGTGCCATTATTTAATTACGGTGTTATTTGTTTGCATAATTTCACGTTCCCATTGTTGATAACGTGGGTCTGATAAACTTAATCCGTAACTTGAAAGTAACTGTCTTACTATTCCTGTTACTGTGTTAATGTTATAAAGTATCTGTGTACCACTATTTGTTACATCTATGGTAAATGGTGTTCTAAAATAGTTGCCCTCTGCTAATGTGCATTGAATGTTTTTAGGGTATATTATTATGTCATCATTTACTATATAGTACTTAGGGTACAAAAATGTTCCATTGCTGAAACTATTGGTCATTGAGTTTGGTGGTAAAGGAGCAGCAGTATTTGTGTAGTTGTTACCGTTTACAGCAAATGTTGCATCAATACCTATTAAAGCAAAGTAGTCTACCATACTTGCTGTTTTAGATACCTTATTATTAGTAGGTGTTGCAACAGAAAATGTTTTCATTAGTGGCTCTAACTCACCATTTATTTCACCATTCTCACCAAATAATTTAAACATAGGTTTAAAGTACTCTGCTTGAATCATTACTAACTGTTGATTTACCTTTGCCTTTGGTATAATCCCGTTCATAGGAAAGTCATATAATGCTCCTAATATTCCGTATATTTCTGCTCCTGTCATGTTACAAAGATAGTTATTTTTTTAATTGTTTTCTTAAATCTTCTGCTTCGGTTACTGTAATATCATCTGTACCGCCAAATCCTTTTGTCCACCTTCTTATTTGGCTTTCTGGAGAATTGCTGTTTTGTAAGTCAAGTATGAAATAATCTTTTCTTCTATCCCAGTCACCCTTTCCTACTTTTTTACTAAAGTCTAACTCTTCTTGAGTGATACGATTTCTTTGTATACGTTTTTCTTCAGCAATAACTTCTTCCTTAGCCTTCTTCATTTTAGCATCAATTTCTTTCAAGTCCGCCTGCTCTTGTGCCTCTATGTATCCTGTTGATAGCGTGTTTGTTGTTTTGCCTTCTACTACTTTTTGGAATGCATTTCTATTTGCAGTATTTAGTACAAGTGTTGCTACTGTTGCAAATTCTTTGTCGTCAAGCATATCCATTGCCTCAAAATTAGTTGGGTCTGATAGGAATGTTAAAAGTGCTTTACCCCTTGCCTCATTTATCTCATCTATCTGTCTTTGTGTAAGGTCTATCTTACCTATTCCGTACTTACCTAAGTCTGTCATAGCTTGATTTGTTCTAAGCTTATGTTTTATTTCATTAAAATCATGTTCAGCCAATAACGTAAATAAAGGGTCTGACAGTTTTGCCTTTTGCCATAATATCAACCATTCGTTTGTAGGAGTTTGCCTTACAAAGTTAGTTGCTAAAGGTGATGCTACTTTAAATCTTTCTTTTATTGGTCTACCAAAGAAGTCTGTTTTAGTTCTTAAATCTTCTTGTAAGGCTACCATTCCTTTTAATTTATCTAAAACTCCGTAAGGTTCTTTTTTATCTTGAGATGTTAAACCTCTGTAGTCTTCAATTGCTGATTGCCACATCCTACCTGCTGGGAATCCTCCTGCTGTTATAGTTTTAGCCATTGATGTTTCCCAATGGTCTTTCATTCTTTGTGTAATATTTAACTCTTCCCCTTTATACTTTCCACCACCTAAAACTACATCTATAGTTTCTGCTACAGATTTTAATGAAGATATATCCTTTAGTGCTTCTATTTCTAACATTTGTGCTGCAAGTAACTTATCAGCCCAAGTTCTATCTTTATTTATTCTGCCACTTCTTCTTGCATCCATATAAATACCTGACTGTAAAAAGAATATTCCACTAAAATCATCTTTATAATCCCAAACCTTTCGACCATATGCATACACAGAGTACTCCTCTAATCCTGCACCGCCTGCTGTCTTCTTTAATGTTTCATTCTTTTTGTAGTCACCTGTCAAGTCGGCTGTTATATATAATTTTCTATCTCTCCATGTACCTTTTTTCCATTCTTCTTCTAAATCATCATCATCATCAAAAGCTCCCTGTAAAGCACAAATACCAATTGTTAACAACTGTGCAGCAGCAACTCTTATAATCATTTCCTTCTTTTGGTCAGGTGTAATGTTTACTCCTGCCTCTAACCCATGCTTTTTAATGTATGCATCACTCAAGAATAATCCTCTCTTACTTCTTGATAAGTTAAGTGCTAACCTTGCAATACCTAAAGGTGATCCGTTAATATATAAGTTTAGCATATTCAATGGTGCATTTATAATAGTTGCAAAGAATGGTTTTGACCATTGTAATCCTTCCCCTACTGTTCCTATTACATCGGCAATAAGTCCAACTGTTCCTTCTGGTCTACCGTACATTACTGATGTCTTAGCCCACTTGTCAGCTCTTTCCTTATCCATCATTATGCTTTGTGCATTAATATTTGCTAAATCAAATTCTGTTGCTAACTCAGCACCCCTTGTAATCATTCTTTTATTCAAGGTGTACAATGTATTTAATTTTACATCATGCTTTTCATCAGCAGTTAATTCCTCATAACTATTCTTATTATAATATGCTAATGCATCTTTTATTGACTGCTCGTTTATAGCATCTATAATTACTGCATCGTGACCCATTATATCGTTTATAAGAGCCTGTGTTTCTTTTTTGCTTAACTTTATACCTTTAGCCTTTAATTCTTTACTAAACTCGTTAAATAACAGTTCAGTTAATTTTGCTTCTGCTGCAACTGAACTAAACAAAGCATCACCGCCTCCTAAACTTCTTGATGCCATTCTATTAAAAGATTGAACAAATCTTTTAAACTTATTACCTATATAGTCTTTTAAGTTTAATATTGCATCGTTATCCTTTAAGTCAAACTTCATGTTTACCTTATCTCTAAAAGCTGCTTCTGCCATTGCCAAAGACCTACTAAAGTTTAGTCCACTCCTTGTAAACATCTTTTTTGCAAAATACATAGCATTGTAAGGATTCTTTGCCATTAACATCGCTGTACCTCCTAACTTTGCAGTTACGTTAAACTTTATCATTTTGAAAATAGTATCGTAATGAAGTAAAATATTATTGTAGAAATAGTTTAACCAAGCTCCTAAAGTTTTATTTTTAGCTTTTATGTACCCAATGTATCCAGCAGCCCTTGCTAATACCATTTCTTTGTAGAATGGTGTAGTAGCATTTTTATACATTTCTGTAAGTTCCTTTAATTTTTCTGCTACTTGTGGGTCGTTTGCATCTACTATACCGTACTTTTCGTAGAATAATTTAGCATAGTCCTCATTTTGTAATGCGCCATACATAATAGCCTCCATTATTCTTTGAGTTTCTATTTTCTTTCTGCTTGGGAAAAATGTTCCACTTAACTTATCTTTTATTCCCTTAAAAGTTCTGTCTAATATTTGTTGTGCTTTCTGATTAATAATAGCCTCTCTTTCAGCAACAAATATTTTTACATACTCACTTGCATTTTCTATTCCGTACTCCTTTAATTTTGCTGTTAGTTTATCTATAAAGTCTTGCTTGCTTTTTGCCTGTATCTCATCAGATGATAGTAGTAACTCCTCTATAAATTGTTTGTATTCTTTAGGAGTCATCTCTCCACGCATAGCTTTCTTGCCCATATTAGCTATATCGTAAAATGCTTTTTTAGCAGCTTCTCTTTGTTCCTGTAGTTCTGATTTAGGTTTTTCGTTAGTTGACTCTTTTCTTTTTTTATTAAAAAGATTTACAATATCTTTTATTTCCTTACTTTTTGCAAAGAGTAACATATCTGTTGATGCTTGTGATATTGCCATTTGAATATCAACTCCATCCTCAAGTCGCTTTGTAAGAAACTCTATAAACTTATTATACTTTTTAGGGTCAATTATAACATTGACAGGAAGTATTGTTGAAAAGGTTTTATTACTTAAAGGTTTTGATTCATCAACCAAAAACTTACTCATAAAATCTCTTACTTGCTTTTTCTTAGCCTCAGTAGCATTTTTACCAATACCATCCTTTTTAGCTAACTCTTTCTCTATACTTATACCTGCCTCTTTCTCTGCTTTTGCTGCTGCCCTTGCTGCTGCCTCACTACTTGCACTTGCTTTTAAATCTGCTAACTCTTTACTTACTTGGTCTAACTTGTGTTGTAATGTTTCGTTTGCTTTTTGTCCTTTTGGTGATAGTATTTCTTTAGCTTGATTCTCTATCTGTCTTTTTAGCATAAACTCAATTGCCGATGCATTGTTTAGATACCAGTAGCCTATTGCTGCTACTCCTCTACCTAAATCTCTTGCAAACTCATCAAACTCATTTACTACCTTCTTGCGTTCTGCCTCTAAGTCTGCTAACTCTTTTCCTGTTGCTGTTTCTATTTTCTTTGATAAGTCATCTATTGCTGCCCCAAATACTAATGTTTTAACATCATTGTAAGTAGCCTCTCTTAATGCTTCTGCAAAACCTAAGTTATTATAAAGGTACTGGGCGTACTCGTTTGCTGCTGCTTGGTCTTTTATTACATACTCTAAACCTAAAGTTTCTATGTCTTTCTTAAACTTAGATCCTGCTGTACTATTCATAAATTTATTTAGTACAGACTTTTCTCTCTTCTCGCCTTCTTGAACAGGTTCAGCTTCTTTTTTAGTTGCTTTTGGTTGGGTTATTTTAGGTAAATCTATTCCTGCATCAAGTAGTCGTTGATACTCTGTTTCTCCATTCTCATCTGGCGTTGCAAGGTATACAATAAACTCTGCTTCAGTAAGTTTTATAGGTTCTGTCTTCCCAATAGGGGTATAATTTATATTACAAGCCATTGATTATTATGTTTATTTAAAGTAACAAATTTAGTCTTTTTTATAACAAAAAAAAAGCCCACCAAAGTGTGCATCGTTGAGAGGCATGGTGAGCATTATTAAAAATTGTAATGTGTTATTAGTTTTCCTCAAAAATAGTGTGTTCAGCTACTAACTGTCCACTTTTGTCTAATCCACTAAATGTTGCTGCGTAGTCTTTGTATATTGCTACTGCTAATGTTTGAATTTTAATGTATTTTGTTACTTTTATAGCAGTTGGTACATCTAATGATAACAGTTCGCTGTACGCTTCGTTGTAAGCCATACTAACATCTATCTCTTTCTCTAAACTTAGGTTTATTAGTTCAGTTAAGTCTTTAGCCTCTATATCATACTCTTCAATACTTGGTATGGAAAAGTCATTTCCTCTACCATTAACATAGTTTTGCCATCCTAAAAAGTGTTCATTCTCTTCTATACTTTCTGCTACAAAGTATTTTTCTGCTAACAGAAAGCCTGTTTTGTTAGCTTGTTGAGCAAGTCTTTTATAGAAAGAGGTTTGCCCTAACTCTAATTTTGCTAAACTATCTACAATTGCCATTGCCTTCTTTGGTATTTCGTATTTCATATTGCAAATATACCTATTTTTAACAATAAATTCCTAATTTTCATTTTTATCCCCATTTACAGTCAATAGTTTTTATGTTACCATTTTCGAGTAATTTTGCTCTAATCTCATTTATATTTTGAGTTATAGCAAGTACGGTAGCAGCATTTTCCAAATCCTTTAATTCCTTTTCTGCTTCTTTATTCCTTGCATTATTCCTTTCGGTATTATTGGTTTTATCAAATCCTTTCTTTTCTTCCTTTGCTAAAGCTTTTGCTACCGCCTCTACTTCTGCTGTGTTTAATGAATTAACTACTTTTTCAGATTCAACTTTAGATGGTTCTACAGTTTCTGTTGCAGTAGGCTCATTTATAGGTGGGTTATTGATATAATCAAATGCTTCTTGAATTTCTTCTTTAGAGTAAGAAGCTTCTAAAGTTTCTGCTATTTCATTATCATCTAATTGTCCTTTTTCTTGAGTTTCTGTAATTATATCTACAAGAGATTGTATATCTCTACTCCCTTGCGAGAATTGAGGCAGACCTTCTTCAACTTGTGCTTTTAACTCTGGTGTTATGTCTATTGAATTTTGAGTTGAAATATTTGTTTTTTGAACACTACCATCTATTTTTTTTGCAAATTCTTTTGCAGAATTAAAGTCGGCAAAATTACCTTGCAAATTCCCATCTTTATTATCGTAAACATTAAAACTTAATATTCCTTCTATACTTACCGTTTTCGGTTCTTGCTTAAACAAACTCTTAGCAACCTCACCTACTATACCTAATTTACCTTCTGTTGGTGATCCGTAAAAGCCTTTCATTCCTTTACCGCCAACTTTTAATCCATCACCACTTAATGATTTTTTATAATTACCACTACCCCTTACCGGTTCTTTACCCTCATTGTTTATTATTCTTTGAGCAACTTCTTTGCCTACTATTCCCTCTAATTCATTTTCTTTTATGTAAGACTTGTCAAATACTTGGTTGTCATTTTTGTTGGCGGATACATCATAAGTTCCATCTGAATTTTTACTGTAATTGATTTCATCAACTTGTTTGCTTAAATCATACCTATCATTTTGTTGCTCTCCAGTAGTCCAAGCAATCTTATCAACTCCTTGTGCAACTGCTTCTTTTAATGCTACCTTTAAACCAAGTTTAGCCCATGCATTTGTGTCCATTACAAATGGTGCAGTTGGAACTTTACTTTCATTTGTTTTATTTAAAGTTTCAAGCATTTTATTTGCATCTTCCTTTGTATCAAAAGAAAATGCAGGTTCTTTCATATTGTTTACAGAAGAATAAACATTGAACATACCTTTTTCGTTTCTAATTTCAAAAGTTGGTTTAAACCCTTTCTTTTTCCCTGTTTGACCCCAATCGCTTTGTGCTTCTTCAATTAACAATACTTTATTACCATTTGAATCTATACGAGTATTCATCCTTAAATGAACGAGTATGTTGGGTTCATCAAAGTGAGATGATACAAACTTTGGAACATTTCGAGTATCATTATAACCCATTGTTTCAAAGTTAAAATTATCCATAATTCCAGCTTTTCGTCTTTTTTCTTCAATTTCAGATTCTTTTATTGCTTCTTTATTTGGCAACGTCACCAATATCTCTTTGTAATTTTCTTTCTCTCCTTCTAATTGTAAATCAGGTCGGTTGCCAAAGTTAGTGTCATTATTTATATCTTCTTCATTTGAATATCCATCTTCAAATGCAAGTTCTTTAGCCCTTTCAAGACCATCACGACTACCTAAATTATATCTGCCATCTTTAATTACTGTATATTCATTATCACCTAAATCTCTTATTTCATATTTTTTATTTTGTGAAAAATATGATTTACCTTCTTTAATCCAATCAGAACTTCCTTTAACTTTTTCCTCAATTTCTATTCTATTGTCCTTTAAGTATTGCTGAATATCTGCTTTAGATACCGAGCCTGTTTGAGAGCTTAACCAATCAGTTAGTCCTGTCCATTTAGCTTCTTCACCTTTAGCAAACTTTTCTATCCATTGTTTAGCAGGCATCTTATCTTGCTTAGAATCGTTAATTGTTTTCTCTAATGGTGAATAGAATCCATTTATTAAGTTTTCATTAGCAACAGCATCTCTGTTACCTTGAGAGTATTGAGGATTACTTGGTGCTAATGATTTTGGTTTTATTAAGTTTTGCTCAATAAAACTTACAACTTTTTTTGCATCTGCTACAGAATAGAATTTACCTGCTATCTTACCATCTGCATATAACAAATAAGTTTTTTTCCTGTTTCCAGAATATTTATCTCCCTCTAATAATCCCTCTGCAATTCTTATATTAATCCCATTTACATCTTTTTCTGCTAATGGGTTATCATAGTTATATAAATTCTGACGTATATCTTCATTTTCTTGTCCAAATTTTTGTATTCCTGAGTCATTATATTTAGATTCAATTTCTTTTTGTAATTTTTGTGACTCTTGATTGTTAAGAAGTTTGCCCTCTATGTTATTATCTTTTATTATAATATTATTTTTTTCTGTATTCTTATTTGCAACAGCATCTCTGTTCCCTTGTGAGTATTGAGCCTTTCCCTGAGCAATGGGGTTTTCTGGATACACTCCAGCCTCTGCATTTGCAGGCATCCTTCCCACTTTATAAAAACTTTGCTTTTTAGGGGTGTTGGCTATTTTTTCATTTTTTTCATATAACTGAGTGGCTGAAATGTAGTTGTCTAACAAACCTACGTTTTCACCTTTTAAAACAAAAGCATAAGATTCGTGTGCAGCATCTTTAGGCAATAACTTTATTTTAATGCCATTCTCAACCATTTCAGGCGTTGGATTTTCAGAGTATTGTTTATATATTTTTTTGTCAGTAGTGTATACAACAGGGTCTGTGTATGGCTTTACAAATTTAACAACATCTCCTGTTTCGGCATTATTTAGTTCACTTTGATTATTACCTTCGGCTATTTCAGATAAGGTAGGAATGCCATACTTATAATGTATTATTTGGTGAGATTCCCTTGTGGATTTAGTTATTTTTGTTGGTTTTTCTTGAAGTACTTCAGTAAATAATATATTTCTTGCTCCAAATGAGTCACCTCCTGTAAATGTCAAAACTTTATCCCTATAATCATCAAGTGATTTTATACCATCTAAATTTCCTCCATTTCTTTCTATTATTTTTTTTATCTCTTCTGCTGATGCCGTTGGCTTGCCTTCATTAACTCCTGACTGCACTTTTTGATTGGCAATATCTATTGTTGCTTTTTTCAATGTTTCTAGCAACTCAGCTTCCCCATTCGGATTGTTTTTTACATCTTTTACAGAGTCTTGAAATATGCCTAAATTTTCAGAACCACTTTTCCCAAACAATGCTTCTAAGGTAGACTTATTCCCAAGATGTGCAGTTTGAAAATTTTGAGCAGCAATAGCCTGTAACCCATCAGGGTATAGCATTTGCCTCTTTAAGGTTTGTATGGCTTGGTTAATACTTGTAAATGCTAATACTGCTTTATTTTTTAAAGAACTAGGCATATAAGAATAAAAGAAGCCACCCTTACCCATAACAGGTGGAGTGTATCCTGTAATTCTGTTTTTTATTTCTAAAGAACCAACCCTTGTGTTATCATAAAATAGTGTTCTTGATATTTTACCTTTTAAACTTTTGTAGTCTAATATAGATTTTTTTACTGCTTTTATTGTTTCTGCCTTGATTTTATCTTCAACTGTTTCTTTAGCTTTCTCTTCGGTTCTTTCCTTGCCTTTTGAAAACTGAATGCCTTTTCTAGAGTTACCGCTTATATCGCTAATAGATATATTTTCATTATTAATACCTTCTGATGTTTCTGATTCATTTGCTTTTTTAACATAAGACTCTGAGTCTTCTATTGTTATTTTTGACTCATAATTCTTAACATTTTCTGCACCTACTATACTACTAATATCTTTACCTTCTTTAAGTGCAGCAGATATTTCGCCTGCTATCTTTTTAAATGTTGCAACATTAGAACTTTTGAACATAGGTTTTATTCCTAATGACTTAGCAATCTCATTAATGAAATCTATTATCTTATCTCTTAATGATGTAGGTATCTTTGATATATCTATATTGCCATTTGCTATTCTTGCTATGGTTTCAGTTATAGTTTCATCCTCTAAAGTGTTTTTGCCTTTATAATTTTTTTGCGCCCACTTTAAAACATCAGCAATCTCTGGATTACTTGTAACTAATTTATTTAGTCCATCTATTATTGAATTGTATAGTTTAGGGTTTGTGTTCCTTATTATGTTAATAATAGGGTGAGTTCCTTCGTGCCATACATCTACACTACCCCAGTTAGCATCAACCTTGCTACCGTTAATAAATATTTTACCTGACTTAGATATAAATACACCGCTTTTACCTGCTGAACTTGCTCTATTAACACCCTCAGCATCTAATTTATCTTGGAACTCTTGCTCACTATCAACTACTTCAACAGTTATTCCTGTTGCCTCTAATGCTTGTTGAACTTTTTGTGCAGCACTAATAGCCTCAGCTTTAGCTTTTGCTGCTCTTGCTCTTAATTCTTCCTTAGCCTTTTCTTTAGCCTTTTCTTTTTCAGTTTGTTCCTTAACAGGCTCTTTTTGTTCCTTAACAGGTTTTTCTTCTTTGGGTGTTTCTACTTTATATTTACCTTCGTCTATATTTTTACTAAACTCCCTAAAAGAAATTTCTTTTTCTACTTCTTTTCCAACTACCTCCGCAGCCATTTTTACAGTTCCATTTTTGTAATCTATTTTAGTTACATAAAATGGAACTTTACCATATACACCTAATATTTTTTGACCTAAAAATTCTTTATTTGTTACTTTAGGAGTTAGTTCAAAGTTAGCTATTTCGTTTGGTGTAAGTTTTCTATCATATTTAAGTATATAAACATTTTTTCTGTTTCTATATTCTGCTTCGTTAACCGATAATAATCCTTCTGTTGGGTGTGTTCCTATGCTTGGAGGTCTTTGTGTTAAGTAGTATTCAGTAGTTGATTCTTTGTCAAAAAAAGCATCTGCTTGTTCTCTATTTATTTCTGACAAGTCTTCTAATTTAATATTTATAGCATCAGATTTACTTAGTTTCTTTGCTACGTCACCCATATATTCATCGGCATCTCTTGACATTCTACTTCCTTTGTACCCAGCAGAAAAATCAATAATAACAAGTTCGCCTGTTTTTGGGCGTTTCATAACAGTAACTCTATCTCCTACATGATAACCTTTGTCGTTTAAGTCATTTAGTATTTTTTGAATTTCCCTATACTCATCTTTAGTAAAAGTATCAACTTCATCTAATTTTTCTATTTCAAAAGCTTTGCCTTCCGTAGTATCTACAATTTTACCTACTTTAGGTACATGAGGGTTATCTTGAAGTTCAGACAATATTTTATGCTCGTCTGTTAGTGTATCTTTAATGGTTTGACGCTTAAAGTTTCCTTCTTTGTCTTGAACTGATTCTTGTGGCTCAATAGATTTATAAAGTTTACCATCTTCTCCTTCAAAAACTCCTTTTGTTCCGCCATCTCCTTGTTTAAAAGATTTTACTTTAACATTTCCTTCTGCCCTATTAGGAGCTTGTTCCTTAACTACAGGTGCTTGTTCCTTAACCTCAGCAACAGGTTCATTCTTTTTATTAAATGCATCTTGAGCTTCTTGTTGAGCAGCCTTACCAATATCACTAAATTCATCTTTACCAAATTGTACTCTCCACTCTCCTTTATTAAATACCAACTTTTCATCACGACCAAAACGTGATTTTATAATAACGCTGTCGCCTTCTTTAGGAGTTACTTCAGCAACTTTTTTAGATGCTTTTTGTTGTTCGTTAGTTGTTAATTGTTTTTTAGTTGATTTTAGTACAGGTAATTGTATTGTTACAATTCCATTTGCCGTGTCAAATAATAATCTTGTATTTGGCAATAATTTATTTACTTGCTCTTTTATTTGATTAAATTCATCTCTTGTAATTCCTCGTTTAGTGTCAAACAAATCTTCAGTTTCTTGTTGATTTTTTGCGCCTTGTAGTGCTGCTAATGTTGCATTATTTAATTCAACATTATTTGTTATAGGTTTTCCATCTTCATCAGTAGCTATTTCATAATCTCTGCTTAAACTGTTAGCATAAACCCTTAAACCATCTAAAGATATATTTGTAGTTTCAGTATATTCGTGACCCTCTGGAAGTAATTTTTGAGCTTCTGTTATCATGGTTTTAAAGTTGCCTTTATTGCCAGATTTGTTTGACATTTTAGATGTCCATCTATTTGTTGGCTTGCCGTTTTCGTATATTCTTATGTATCCAACATAATCATTATCAGAAGTTCCTGTCATTATAACATCTACTAAACCATTTTTAGGATTAGAATATTCTGATAATCCAATTCCATTTACTTCTTTGTATGATGATATTTGAGAGTTTTCTCCACTTTGACCTACGTCATTAGCAAATCTTGATTTGTCAGGGAATAAATCTTTTCTTTTTCTGTTGGCTATATTTGCTTCTACATCACCAGATGCCTGTACCTCACCACTAACACCGCTAGGTGGTGCAGCAGGGGTTTCAGTTGCTGGTATAATTTCTTGTTCTGCATTTATTGTTTCTTCTTCTGTTACTACTCCTGTTTTATATGTTTCATCTATTTTACTTTGCAATGCATCATCATTTATTGCTTGTAATGTAAATTCCTCTCTTAGTTTTGGGTCTTTTAGTATTGTGTTAAACTGCTCTTCACTTGCTAAAGTTGGTATTGGATTCCCTTTTTGGAATACTAAATATAAAGGTGTATTACCTTTTAAAATTTCTTTTATATCCTTCTCTTGCTCTGCAATCATTTCTTTTGCAGCTTGACTTGCCAAGTCATTCTCATCATCTGTAATTAATGCCTTTGCTCTGCCTATTTTAGCAAATTTACCTACTAATCCTGCCTTTAAATTGTCGTCTACATTAAAGTTTTGAACACTTTCAATACCATTTAAGATGTAGTCTATTTGTAGGTTAGCTTCTTTAAATTCAGCATCTGTAATGGCTTGATTCTTGTTCATTACATCCAATACTGCTCTTGCATACTGTTCGCCACCTACACTTATAGAACTCATTAATGCAGATATTTGTTTGTCAATATTTGGAGTTTCATTTAATGCAAACATTGCCATACCTGCTTGCATCGCACCTCCAATAGTTCCCTCCTCTAATGCTTGTGGGGTTTTAGCATACTCAAATAAACTTACATCATACCCATTTGCTGCTGCATTTGCTTCAGCTTGTGACCAACCTTGAAACACTTCTTCAACACCTCCAGAAATTATTTCTAACGGTAATGCTTTAGTAAATTTAAATGATTTACTAAATACTGGCATTAGCTGGAATACACTTAGAGGTAATGTTATTATGTTATTTCTAAATGTTCTTGCTGCTATTTCTGATGCATCGTTTTCTGAGTACCCTTGATTAATAGCATCGTTAAATGCACTTCCTGCCTCTAATGTGTTTTCTCCATACCAACTTACTGCACCACCACCTACTGCACTTGCAATAGCTGTTGCTCTTTTACTCGCTCCTAATAATTTTGCTATAGAGCCTGCCCCATAACCTGATGCTATACCTACTGGCATAGTTACTAACATAAATGGTGCGGTACTTCCCATATTATCATACCACCAAGAAGGATCAGAAAGTTTCTCTACAAAATTAGCGTGTGGAGTTCCATTTGCTTTTGCTTCTTCATCTTTAATTCGGTAATACGCACTACTTGTAAGTTCATTTTGCATTGTAGTTTTAATAACTACATCGTTTACTGCACTTGCATCTAATCCTGCAAATGACATAGCCCCTCCTATTGAGCCTAATACATTACCAAACCCAAAAGAAACTGCTTTTGCTAATCTTGCCTCTGCTGGCATTCTTTTAGCATCTAAATAAGCTTGATTTACGTTTTTCTTTTCTATTTCAGCTAAACTTTCTTGAAAATCCTTTGCCCATCTTTCCATATACCCTTTAGGCATATTTACCATATTTTTTTGGGCTATTTCTTGAAGTTTTTTGTTAGTAGTTTCTTTTAGTAAGTTTGCTTTTGCTAAGTAGTTTCTGTTATATGTACTTTGTATGTCTTTTGATTTTAAGTTAGATTCTTTATTTAATGCATCAAACTTAGGAGCATAGGCAGCACTTATCTCTGCTTGTGTCTGCTTTTGTAATTCTTCTCTTTTTATTTTTAAAGCATTATTTGCTACATCAGGAGTCATTTGCCCACTTTGAACCAATTGATTGTATTGGTCATACATAGCTTTGTCTTTTTCGTTAAATGATTTATTAAAAGCAGTTTCTACCTCTTGATTTAATATTTCTGCTTTGGCTTTAACATCAAGTTTTAAAGCATTTACTTCTGGGGCAACTTCTGTTGCTACTGTTTTTGTTAAATTTTCAGAATTTATTTTGTAATTGTCAACTTCCTTATTTTGTTCGTTGATTATTTTTTCGTTTGCTTCTTGAAAAAGTCCTTTTACTAACACTTCTCCTTTAGCATTAGTTACGCCTGTGTAAGCGTATTCAGGTAATTCTTTTCTGTTTATTGCTCTAAGACTTGCATTTGCTGCTGCATCTGCAATATTTTTCCTTTGTTTTACTTGTTGAGCAACACTATTTACTAAATATTGTTTATCAAGTGGGCTAAGGTATTCACCTTGTTTAACTAATTTTGTTGCATAGTAATCTATTGCCTTTGATATGTTATCAATGTTAGGCATTTCTGGTACTGCTATAGTTCCATAATGTGACTTAGATGCTTTTTTAGTATATAAGTCAGGTTCTTTAACAATAGAAGACATTATCTTTTCTCTATGTGTACCTAATCTTACCTCTCTTTCTTTTCTTATTACTTCACTATCAAAAGGTTTCTTCTCCGCATTTACATCTATAACCTCTTTTGTTTTTAAAGGTTTTGTAGGGTCAATGTATGTCGGAAACTCTGTTTTTATATTCGATTGTAATGGTGATTGGGAAATATTTTTTGCACCACTTGGCAAAGGTTGCATATCCCCTCCCAAACTTGTTGAAAAATTTGGTATAGATGGTGCTGTAGGCTCTTTTTTTTTTAAATCTAAAGCACTTTCAAAATCTCCATAATCTAAAAAAAATCCTTTAGTTTTACCATAATTATTTAATGCTTCAAATGTTCCTTTTGGGTCTTTCATTACATTATCCCTAAAGTCTTGTTCGTCTAAAAATAATTCTTTGTCGTTTATAGCAGTAAATGCTTCTTTTATTTTATCTGGCATATTTTTATCCTTCTACTTTACCTCCGCTTGTTTTAAATGCGGATCTTTCTGTTGGTGTTAATTTTCTGTATTCAGCACTTGTCATTGTTTTACCTGTTGGCTTTGCTGTTGTAGTTGCTTTTGCTGCTGTAGTTGGGCTATATGCTATATATCTTGTTACATCTATATCTCCATATAATGATTCTTGAGTAGTAGGTTTACCTTTTGTTGTTGGATGTTTTTTAAAGTATATTTCAAACTTTTTATTTCTTGCCTCTACTTCTTTATCATATTCAAAAGAAACTGGAAATTGTTCTAATGCATCTTTACTCATTCCAACTGATTTAGATAATTGTTCTCCACTAATATTTGCAATAGACTTAGCAATAGCAGTACCACTTTCTGTAGTTGATCCTATTACCCTATAATTATCTTTTCCTATTTTTCTGTATGCTTCTATCTTACCAAAATTATGTGGTTGTCCATTTTTATCAAGTAATATTGCACTTAATACTTCAGGGTCTTTTCCCGGCTGAACTGTTTTTTTAATATTTATAAGTCCACTATCATTAGGGTCAGGTTTCATTTCAATACCATTACTTCCAATTGTACCTCCACTACCAAAATTAAAATTTAACCCACCACTTTTTTTAGGTTTATCCTTAATATCTACCTGTTTATAAAACATAGGGTCTAATTCTTTTCTAACTGCGGATTTAATTGCAAGGCTTGTTGCTTTGGCAACTGCTTCAGGGTTACTTGCATCTACTTTTGCAAGTTCAGCAGGTAATTCAACAGCTACTTTTTCTCTATTTTTATGTAAATAGTTCGGAGCAAAATTTGGATTACTGAAAAGTGCGTCAATTTTCATGTCAACAACTTCTGGTGCTATTTTTTTTACAGTACTTGCGTGTCCATTTACATCATAAACAATTTTTGTTTTTGTATCATCTAATTTAACATCATTTCCAAATGTCAAGTATTTCTTGTATTCGGCATTTAAATCAACATCTGGTAATATTTTTTTAACAAATGGTCTGCCAGATTCTTTATCCCATCCTATATTACTATTAGGATTTTCTGAAAATTTCTTCATAGCAGTATAATCATCATTTTTTAAAGCAGTTCTTTCATCTGGCGTTAAAAGTATATCATCAGCACTTTTTTTTATTTCTCGGTATTGGTCACTATATTCTTGCTCTCTATTCATTTCTTGTTGCCCTAACATTGCACCCATTTGAGTTTTAAATGCTCCTGACATTAATCCATTAATAGTTAATTGCTTAATTCTATCTGCTCCAATTTTATCTACATTTGCAGGAGGTTTAATAATATTTGCATATTCTTTTTCCATTTTAGCCTTTTCAGCAGCTAATTTAGCCTCATCAGCTTTTGCTTTTAACCCTAAAGTTAATTCTGCCTGTGCTGCCTTTGTAAAAGGTCTATCATTTAGTGGTTTTAAATTAGTGCTTTCGCCTAATATACCTCCTAACCCTAAAGTTACATCTTCTGCCATAATTTATAATTTTGTTGTAGTTGTAGTTGTAGTTCCTAATTTAGGATACAATCCTGCCGATAGCATATCTGAACCCATATTCATTAATGTGCCTTTTAAGTAATCTTCTTGACTTCTTATACCTGCTCCTAATGCTTGTTCAGTTTGCTGTCTTCTATTTTGTAAGTAAGCAGTTTGTTGATTTTTCATTCTTTGAATATCCTCTACTACTCTACCTAATCTGCTTTGAGCCATATTTTTTTGACTTCTATTTAAATTTGCATCAGAAGCAGCAAAGTCAGCATTTGCATTAAAAGCATTAGCATTACCAATTGCCCCAATTGCTCTACCTCCACCGCCCATATTTTGAGCATTATATTGTTGTGTAGCAAGTATTTGTGCCATTCTGTTTTGAAATTTAGAAGTTTCTGCTCCACTATATCCTTGTGGATTAGCTACCCCAGCAGTTGCCATTCTAAATTGCTCATTAGTTTGCTCTGTTGGAGTTATCTCTGGAAGTGGTTGATTTGCTAATTGTGAAGCCTTGCCTCTAAGTGCCTGTGCTTTTTGATAAGAGTCCAACATACCCAAACCTTGCATTGCTGCTCCTACTATCGGTATAATTAATGGTATAGCCATAATATTAAATATAATTTATTTGCAAATATAACATATTAGATTCAATATTCATTAATATTAGTTAATTAGTTAACCTAAAATCCAAAATATTTGTCTAATCCTAATTCGTTTACCGTACCTTTAAACCAAGTTTTTAGAGTTTCTAATGAGTCTGCTTCTTCTATTGCATCTTTTGTTTCCAGTGCTAATTGAGTAAACTCTCTGCTTCTTAAAGCTACTTCTAATGCTGTTCTTTTTAATTCTTCTATGTTTTCCATAAGTTCAAAGGTAAAGTATTGTTTAAAAGGATTCTAATTAATTTTTTTTAACTTAAACTATACTATAACTAACTATTTTTTTGAGAGCAATCCTTACCATGTGCATAGCGGTAGCCTTAGAGGTGTTAAACTCTTTGGCTACTCACTATTCAAATTACGACTATTTTCCCGAGCCGCAACCCTCTTTGGTGCATCACAAACAAATGGGGTTTGCAAATTTAAGTACAACTTTTGAAGTGTCCATTCTCCAATGTATTCCCTTTACTTTTATAGCTGGGATTGCGATTTATACATACCTCACAGTATCGCTTTAAATAATAATGCTGTCATTTTTTCGTGCCGACCATTATTACCTTAATTTTTGGGCATAAAAAAACCCAACAGCGTGCGGCTATCAGGCTTAGTTGAAATTTTCTCTAAGTGTACGAGAATTTTTCAATATCTTTATTATGCCGCACGCATTATAACAGGGCAAATATAATACTTTATTTCAAATAAAAAAATCCCTCAAAATTAATTGAAGGATTTTATTACAAAACAAATTAATCAGGAATAGCATTATGAGAACTATTTCCTAAACACAAGAGCAAAATTAGGTATTCTAAATTAATTTCCTAATTAAATATTTTTAATTTAAAAATGCTTTCTTCATCTCCTCCATTAGTTCTGCCCTCTGTTCGTCTGTCATTGGAGCTGCTGGCTCATAATCCTTTTTGCTCATTTTCAGTTCTTCGCAATAAGCCCACAACTCATCCTCATTGTTTAATATAGCCTTACCATCCTTATCCCAAGCCCACGCATTATCATGGTTTCTCAAATCGTATAGGTAAGAAGAAATCCATTCTGCTGCGTCTTCTCCGTAATAACACTTCATCATCATCTCTATGACGCTAACATAATCGTCCGTTACATTAGTTAAATCTACCATTGGGTACAGCACGTTAACAACTGCGTCTGCCTTTCTTATCCTGCTAAGGATGTCTTTGAATACTTCTACTTTCATATTTTTTCTATTTCTTTTTTAACTTCTTGCCAATAATTATAAAACTTATTATCAGATTCTCCTGTTGTAAAAGAATCCATCCAAATATCATTTACCACTTTTGATATCTCCTCTACTGCAATTAATGCACATTGTTTAGCCTCTAACCAACTTAATGTTTGTCCTTCCTTATTAATTCCCCAAGTATAATACGTTCTGACTAACTCTTCTGCTTTTTCTTTTGGTGTCATAATTTATTTGTTAAAATTTTGGTTATAGTATTTTTTTCCAGGCAATTCATAGTCTAATCCAATTACTTCTATTTGATTACAAGCATCAATAATTTGTTGCTTTTCCATTTCTTTGGCTTTTGCAAATAATCCAAGTTCATTTACTCCATAATTTTGTAGGGCAATAAATTCTTGCTCTAACCATTCAACTGCTGTCATAGATTTATTTTCCATATAATTTAAGTGTTGTTTTATTATTAAATTTACCTGTAAGCATATTAGATAAATGACTTCTTGATATTCCATTATGTTTAGCTGCTTCTGTTACACTATCATAAATTTTATTATTACTAGTATCAATTACTTTTTTACAAGGTTTTGTAACTTTTTGCAATCCATTAGCAAATGAATGTAACCCATTTTCAGATTGAGTAACCCATTCAAGATTTTCTATTCTATTATCATGCTTAATACCATTAATATGATTTACTTGCTTTTTATTTTTTGAGTTATTAATAAATTCTTGAGCAAGTAATCTATGTTGATGTACGTTTTTTGGTTTTCCGCCAACCCAAATTTGTGTTTTCATATAACCATTAGTATCTTTTGTCCACTTTTTAAATTTTTTTGTTTTGTGGTTATATAAACTACCATCAATGGATAATGTCATGTGCGGTATTATATATTTTGCTGTTTGTTTGCTCATAATTTATTTATATTTTTCTAAAAAGTAATCCATTATTTTATTAGCGCCACATTTGCAAGTGTAGCCTCTTAATTGGTCGCAAGAATGATATTGTATTTGATTACACGAATTGCAATACTTTCTTTTGTTTCCAATTAACCATTGGTACATTGAGAATTTAACTGCTGTTTGTTTGCTCATTTTATTTTGCATATTTATATATTGTTTGTAGTGACACGTTAATACCGTTATCGGCAAGTTTTTGTTTAATATCTTTCTTGGGAACACCATTTTGTGATAGTGACTGTACGAGGGCAAGACCTATGTTAGACTTTTTTTGGTATACTCTGTGGGATGCAACGTACGCCATTTGTTTTTTGGCAGTTTCTTTGTTTTGTAGTAGACCGTTACCGAGAGTAGATATTACTCTACCTGCTTTAGTGGTGTACTCACCATCTCTGTCAATGATTCTTTTGATGCTTTGTAGTGCGCCTTTGGTTCTGTCGGAAATCATTTTACGTTCTCTTTCTGCGAGAGCTGAGAATATGTGTACGGTGAATGAGTCCATCTCTGGGGCATCGGCACACTTGAACTGTACTTTACTTTCCATAAGTGTACTAATGAAGTGTACGTTACGAGATAGTCTATCAAGTTTTGCTACGAGGAGTATGGCGTTATGTTGTTTACAGGTATTGATAGCCTTTTCTAACTCTTTACGGTTAGACTTGTTTCCTGACTCTACTTCTGTAAATGATGCCACTACTATTCCGTTGTTGGTGATGGGTAGAACCATTTGTTCTTGGGCAGCTAATCCTAAGCCACTCTGTCCTTGCTCTTTTGTACTTACTCTGAAGTATGTGATGTATTTATTCATAATTATGTTTGTTTTGATTTCACAAAGTTAAAAATTGGTTGGACAGTAACTAATTAAATTTTTTTAATTTATCAGTTTTATTACTTTTCCTTCTCTGATAGCCTGTTCAAACTGTTCACGAGTCCTTGAGAATAGTTTTCCTTTTACTACAAACTCTACTCTTGGTGATGATCCGTACCAAATATCTTTTATAATTAGTTCGTAGCCATCACTTGTTTCGTAGTTTCCTTGCTGGTGTATGGTTACTATCATAATTAATCTGTCTGTCTAAAGTTTATTTCCATACTTACTAAAGCACCTTTTACAGCAAGAATGTACTCATCAAAGAGTTCTACTGCATCGGAGTTACTACTTCTGTACTCTTGATGGGTTACTTTTCCGTTAGTTTCTTCTCTGAACTCGTAGTTATCCTCATGTTTTTCAAGGAAGTACTCGTACCTATTGTCGTAGGTTTTTATTACTGCGTGTCTAATGTTCATATTTTTATCCAATTGTTTCTTGTACTATTTTAAATCCCATTTCCGTTTCAAGGTACTCCTTACACTTTTCTTCAATAGCTTCTAGTATTTCATAGCTTGCTTCTTTCTGATTTGCTATGTGTTGAGCGTCTAAGTCCTTACTTTCGTCAAATGCCTTGTCTAATATTGTGCATAGGTAGTCTTGCTCTACAAATGCATCTTTAATCAGCTTTACTGTTTTATGATTAAGCATAAGTTTATGGTACTGAATGAAGTCTGCTAAATGTTTTGATGCTTTTAAGGTTGCGTGAAAGCCTACTAAGGCTATTCGTACATTCATTAACATTTTTTCTTTTTCTTCTTCACTTAAACTTCTAATTTCCAATTTTGTCATTGGAGCTTCTCTCTTTACTTTATTTTTCATAGTATTTTTTATTTTATGTAACTAAATATGTGGGCTATAACTGAAATCGTCCAACCATTTCCAAGCATCTTGTACCTCTGAGAATCTGAAACGTGTGCAGTATAATTGTCTGCAACTGTCTGTAATCTTTCACACTCTACTGGGGTAAGTCTTCTAATTCTTGATGTGATATTAGCTATTTTAGAAACAGAGTCCATATACTCACTACTGCTACCTGCTCTTCCTATAGCAAGTGTAAGTGTATTGGCTTTATCTGAATCTATGTTTGGGTTAAATTTTTTTTGTTGATTTTCATTTAAATAAATCATAGAACTTCCTTTAGGCAGTTGACTTGTTAGTGCAGGACTTATGCCATCAACATCGTATACTCTATCCTGTTGGTAAGGCTGAGTGCCACCATTTGACTTGTTGTTTTGGCTTATTTGTTTTATTTCTCTAATCACAACATTGTTTTTTTGTTTGTTTGTTTCCAATGTTTTAGCCTTTTCATCATTTGAAACCTCGTACTCTCTTTTGTAAGTTCCATCTTCTTGAGCTTTCCTACCTACTACCTGTTCTTTAGCCCCATTTGCATTTACCACTACATTAATTCCGTAGTTACTCATACCCTTGTAATCTCTTTGTAGTAGTGCTTGAGCCTTATCGTTTTCTTCAAATGGCTTATCGTAGCCTAACTGACCACATACAATCTCTAATGCATTGGTATTCTTTGTGTCTAAGCAGTATGTTTTACCATCATTTCTACTTAACGGACCAGTACCACCCTTTCCTGTAGTTGATGAGCGTGGCATTGTGTTGTGAACTATTAAGTCATCCTTCATCCCACCACCAATTTTTATACAGTCCATCTTTTCAACTACATTTGTATCTCTAAATTTAGCCATAAACCCATTGCCGTTATCAATCTGTCTTTGGTTGTATACATGAAGCTTACTTATTAGACTTTCACTTAAAAAATACTTTTCATCAACTTCTTGACAAATAAATGTAGAGTTATTGCCTTGTTTGCCCTCACCATTTGTAGTAATTGTACCACTTTTATCTTCACCATTTTTTATTTTAACAGAATCTCTTGAGTTTAAATGCTCCTCCATTTTTGAGGAAATATAGTACTTAGCATTTGGATTATCTTGTAAAATATCCTTTAAAAGTATACCCCTATCTTTAGGTTGCTGAATAATAGACTCTAAATCACCAAATAATCCAGCAGGTTGCATACCAATATTTGTCCAGTAGATTCTTTTACGGTTCTGAGCTGACACTAATGCAGAATTTATATGAATTCCGTTGTACCCAATGGCTTTACTTAGTACTTTTTCCCATTTTTCACCCATTTCTACGTTTTCAAGAAGAAAGTATGTAGGTTTTACCTCATTTAGTAGCCTCATATACTCCCAAAATAGGTAAGACTGACCCTCAAACTCAAATCCTTCAGTTTTTAACTGTAAGTAATGCTCTAAAGTTAATATTTCTTGCTCATCTTTAGTAGACATACCCTTACGTTTACCTGCAAATGAAAAATTGGTGCATGGGGATCCTCCAAGTAGCAATTCTATCTTTGGTAATGACTTTCCATCAACATTTACTACACTACCTAACTGAATTGTGTCTGGATAGTTAGCCATTGTAACTTGAATAGCGTACTTATCAATTTCAGATGCAAAGTACTGATTTACTTCTATTCCTGCTCTCTCAAGAGCTTGTCTTCCGCACGAACAACCATCGAACAAAGACAATACATTTATTTTATTTTCCATCTTTTATTTTGTTTAATATATCCAATTTGTGTTTTACCTAATTTGTATTTTATTGCTAATTCTCTATGACTTCCTACATCATTTCTTATTTTTTCAGCAATTTCGTAATCAATTTTATGTATAATAAGTTTTTTTTCAATAGCGTGAATTTGATTTTCAGAATCTGTATTCCATTCTAAATTAGATACATTATTATTTAATTTATTTCCATCTTTATGATTAACTGTTCTTTTATTAAAAGGATTAAGAACAAAAGATGATAATATTAATCTATGAACTAAAAAATACTTTCTAATTCCTTTGTGGTTAATAAGAATTTGTCTATAACCTGATTTACATATTTTCCCTAATAATTCTTTTTTGTTTCCTTTTAAACTAAAAACTTTTCCTTCAGTTGTAACTGAATATTTGTTATCATATTGTTCTAATATTTTTTCCATATGCAAATATAATAAATTTGTCCACATAATAAAATAAACCATCAAAAAAATTCATTTTATTCCCCATTGTCTTCATAATTATCTCCTTCATTACAAGTTTCACAAAATGATTCAACTTTGTTTGCGCAGGTATAGAACCCATACTTACACTCAATTTCTAATAATAATTCTTTTTTTTCCATGTTTTTGTTTGTTTTTAAAATTCTATTTGTTTTTGCAAAAGTGCAACTTCTTTTTGAAGTTCTTTTATTTTATCTATAAATTTAAATTGATTTCTTTCAAGTTTGGCTACCTTTTCACGATATATTATTGACTCAAAGTAAAACTTACCATACTGCTGCTGAATTTCATAAAGTGTTTTAAGATGTTTTAAGGCATTATCTTTAGACTTACCCTCCGATAGTATGGCTTTACTCTCAAAACTCTCTACAAACGAATTTATTGCCCAAAGATTAATGTAGCAAGGCTCATTCTGTGTAGTAAGATTTGTAAATCCACAATATTCCTCCATTATTACCTTTAATTTTTTATAGTCAGCAGTTCTAATTTCGTTTATCTTCCTCTCCTCATCTAAAAATTGTTTTAATTCTTCTGTCATAATTTAAAATGGGATATCATTATCTTGTGATGGTAAATCAAAACTTGCTTGAGTTGCTATCTGTTCTCCTGCCCTAATGCTTTTATCTACGCTACCAAATCCGATAAATTCACCTTTTTCTCTTAACTCCTTGCCTTGTCCTGCGTAACATATTCGCCCCTCAATCGTTTCCCTATACCTTGACTTCTTCCAATCAAACTCAAGCTCTTGAAATATTAACTTTGCTCTACCAATTGTGTCAGGCTTTACCTTCCAAAAGTATGCATCAATGTTTCCATTTTCTCTATCTGCCCAGTCAATAGTTACAATGGTTTTACCATTTCTAAACCAAGAAGCTCCACCACTTATATCGTGCGCTGTTGGTATTCTTGGCTTCTTGGTATCTTTGTCAAACTCAGTAGATTTAGGATGGGATATAGTCATAAAATGCTTTTTTGTTGCTTCTGCTAACTCGTTTCTATAACATAAAATATAGTCTAAGTACTGATCCTCTCTGCCTGTATAGTCGTGGTATAAGTTTTTCCAACTATCAATAAAGCAAGTGTCAATACCACCACTATTATCCTTGTAATCAACGGTAAAGTTCCATAAGTCCATTGGTGTTAAAGGTTTTTTTATGTCAGACTTTGCAGCTATAAGAAAGTGTGTATCAATAAAAGCTATACAAGTGACTAACTCTGTTTTTGTTATTGAGTTCGCATATCCTCTAAAGCTTCTTCTGTAGTACTTTACAAGTAGTTTTCTTCTTATTTCGTTGTAACTACCGATGTCAGGAGCATAAATCAAGTGTCGTAACCCAAAAACCTCTGACTGATAAAACAAAAGTTCTAATCCAAATTCAGTTTTACCACTTCCCGGTGTTCCTGTTATATCTGTAATACCATCTTGAGCAAACTGAAACACTCCGTTTAAACATTCAAAACCTGCGTAGTTCATTCCTGCACCGCCAGTTGTATGATAGTTTTCAAATTCATCACTTTTTTTGTAATAATCAATTATTTTTACGTTCATAATTAGAATCCTAAATTTTTATAATATGCTTTTTTTTCGTTAATTATTTGTTCTTTAGATTTAGTTGTAGATAATTCAGGGTTTTGATCCCTTGAAATCCAACCACCAATAGCACCATTTAAACTTTTCATTTTATTTTTACCAACCATCCAATTTTTAGATTCATAAAAATAATAAAATGTGTTTGCTGATTTTAATGCATAATTTTCTGTCCAATTAAAAGCAGTTTTAGTTTTAAAAATTTCAATGCAATTTTCTAAACTTGGTTTTTTAAAATCTATATCCTTATTTATTTCATTTTCATTTACACTATCACTTACACTTACAGTTGCTTTTCGTTGAAGCTCGTTAACTTCCGTTGAACGCTCGTTGAATTTGATTGACCTTAATTCAGCACTTTTTTTACCTGCGTCACTTCTTTGAATACGCTCTTTATCCCATTTAATTAAATCCCTTTTAAGAGTTGCTTTTATCTGCTCAAATAAAGCATTTATAATAAAATCTTCGCTTGAAGGATTCTCGTCATTTACATAAGAGAATATATGTTTAATTAATTTGCCTGCAACTTCATCTGGAAGTGCGTGGAACATTCCATGCCAATCAGAATATGCAATAAATGATTTTTTATTTTCCGCCATTTCTATAGTCTTTATAATTATCTCTTTTTTTACTGTTACAAAAAATACAAAGTGTTTGTAAATTTGATATTTTATTTTCTCCTTTTTTTGCTATTGGTAATATATGGTCAATCTGTAATTTATTTTCAGAACCACACTTTAAGCACTTAAAACCATCTCTTTTAAAAATAAAATGTCTTATTTTTTTTCTACTAATAAACTGCTGTGCAATTTTTCTTGGTTCTAAACTATTTAAATTTTTTATTTTAAAATAATTACTATAGAAATGACTATACATTGAACATACTGTATAATATTGTTCCTGTGTAATTTCATTGTCTTTTCTAATTAAAGATAAAATAATAGAAATTTTTTTATGACCTATTGGCTCTAAATATTGAAGGCAATATCTATCGTTAAACTTTAGGTATACCGAAATTGCGTTTTTAAAACTATCAAAGTTTTTCATATAAAATAAAAGCCCCAAACAAGTAGAGAATTGTTCAGGGCTTGATTAATTGTTTAATTAATCCTAGTTAATAGGTATTACTGCTCTCTACTTCAATAATACCAATTAGTACGCTGCAAATATAATAACTACATTCAATAAAACAAATTATATTTTTTTAATCTAACATTTTAGCTATTTACTCTTTTAATATTAATTTTAGCTAAAATATTATCTAACAAAGGTATAGTACCCAAGAATATAATTCGATTAAATTAATTTAATTAGTTATTTAGCTAAACATCACTACTTTTGCAATATGAAAGATTACATACTACGTTTTGAATTCTACGGTAGAAAGATGAGTACTAAGGTTAGAGCTTATAATATAGAAGATGCCAAGAAACAAGTAAATGACAGACTAAACTATATTAGTGTAGAAGACATTACTAAATCTAATATTTTTGAAGATGATGTATTAGACAATATTAAAAATTTATTTGGGTTTAAATAAACATATATGGGAAACAAAACATCACAATGGACTATTTACGATAATAAAATTAAGGAGTGTTTATTAAAAAATGAATCATTTACAGACCAACAGGTAGCAAAATCGATTTTAGGAGATGATAAATACCAAGTAGACTTACTAAGAACTTATGTAAGAAGAAATCGTAATAGAATTTTAGATAAACACGAAGGAATTTACGAAGCAACTGAAGGGTTAGATGTAGACTTTGGAAATGTTAAACACTTGTGGCTTAAAAACAAAACCGCAAGTTTGTTTATTAAGAATCCTAATTTTGTAGCCCCAGAGGAACTATTAGAATTAGATTTTAGAGCAGAACTAATAAAAGATATTCAAGCTTATATTCCTAAATTCCCTAAATTAAAAAGAATAGAAAACAAAGATTCTTACTTATTAGTTTTAGATCCTGCAGATATACATATTGGGAAACTATGTACATCTTTTGAAAGTGGAGAGTCATACAATAATCAAATAGCAGTTCAAAGAGTTTTAGATGGAGTAAAAGGTATATTACAAAAGGTTTCAAGTTTTAATATAGACAAAATTTTATTTATTGGCGGTAACGATATCCTCCACATAGATAATCCGAATAGAACTACTACAAGCGGAACTCCACAAGATACTGATGGAATGTGGCACAGCAACTTTTTAATTGCAAAACAATTATACATTGAAGTATTAGAAATATTAATTAGTATAGCAGACGTACACTTTACATTTAACCCAAGTAATCACGATTATACTAACGGATTTTTTCTTGCTCAGGTAATTGAAACATATTTTAAAGACTGTAAAAACATAACATTCGATTGTTCAATAGCGCATAGAAAAGGTTTTCAATATTACAAAAATTTAATAGGCACAACTCATGGAGATGGTGCGAAACAACAAGATTTGCCTCTATTAATGGCAGTAGAGTTTAGTAGAGAGTGGGCTGCAACAAAACATCGTTACATCTATACACACCACGTCCACCATAAGACAAGCAAGGATTATGCAGGTATAACTATTGAAAGTCTAAGAAGTCCTTCAGGTACAGACAGTTGGCATCACAGAAACGGATATCAACACGCACCAAAATGTTGTGAAGCATTTTTGCATTGTAAGGAAAATGGTCAAATTGCACGAATTTCACACATTTTTTAACCATGATTATACCATCCTCCTTCAATATGCTTGGGCAAACAATACTAGTAAAGTACGATAATAAGTACTGTGCTGAAAACGAATGCTTCGGAAGATTTATATCTTATGACAACATAATCATAATAGCAAGCAAGTACAAGGCAGAGAAAGGCTGGAGAAAGTACAAGCAGAGCATAGTTGAATCCACTTTTTGCCATGAGCTTGCACATTGCATACTTTACCATAGTGGAAACCCAGATTGGATGAATGAACAATTAGTGGAGTCTATAGCAGGATTATTACATCAATACCTAACAACAAATAAATAATAAAAAATAATGGAAAACAATAAAGAAAAAGATAAAGTAGAGGTTACTCGTTTTGAGGTTATTAACCACGCAGGCAATGATAGACCTATAGGTAGACTACTAACCATGTATAAAGAAATGGGAGATTTTCAGGAAGTCGAGGTTCAGTATCAGGATGGTGGTAGAACTATTAAAATATTCTTGAGATAGTTCGTCACAAATCTGGGATAGAGATGTGACCAAAATGTATGATAAATCATTCAATAACTAGTAGTTACAGTAGTAACGTGTATGATATGTCAGACAAAACCAAGTAAATTGTACAAAATAACAAACAGATGATACTACAATTAAATCCAATGATACCGATATTTAGAGTATCAGATAATATGGAGGGTTATGCTTTTATTTTAATTGACTACTCACAAGAACACGATTTACTATTTACATGTGCTATGGATGACGGTCAGATTTGGACTCTTAGCAATCGTGAAATTAGATTCTGTAAGAATATATCTTTAGACAGGCAAATGTGAAAAAATCACATTTTAAGTACCGTATTTGTATGATATTACACAAAATGAGTACTTAAAATGTATATTTAGGTATTTTAGTAAGGGTATCAGTTTTAAACTGACATCTAATATATAGAACATAACTCGCCAAAACTATGTTTTTTTAGGTACATTTGGCGAGGTATAGATTATAAAAATATATTATTATAAAGATTAATATAATTTAATTAGTAATTGTAAATTATATTGATACTTTTGTGAAATGAAATATCAAAAATCATGACACGAAAAGAAATTGTATCTACTTTAAACATTGAATACGAGCGTATCTGCACAGGATATATTGACGAATTTATAAAAAAGCAAAAGATTAGTTTTGATTATAATATGGCACAAGAATCAGGCGATATAGTTAAATATTTTGAGCATTACTACTTTAATATCAGAGATATAGTGTACGACTTAACTAATAATTGTTCTAAAGGTTTAATTTATAAGTGGCAGTCCTACAATAAAAAAGAAGATTGCCAGTGGAGTTACGAACAGTATTGCAAAAGGTTAAGAAAGAGGCACAAGCAAGTAGAGAACGTGGAAGTACCTTGTCAGGTAACGCTAATGCATAATGGAGTAGTAGTAAGTAGATAATAAAAAATAGTCAGGTGGCGGAACAAGGGCAACACTGATAAAGTTGATTCCTGATGGTAGACGCTAAGATGTTTTGTGTACTCTTAACACATTACAGATAGAGAAACTAAATCATGTCAGTTCGAGTCTGACCCTCGACTACGAAGAAACGGTAATCTTCCTACATGGCATCCAGTCCATTAATCTGGAGAACTTACCTGACTGATGGAAAGACATCAACATTGGGATGTCGTATAATGGCAATTACACTACCTACGAGAGGTAGAAAATGAGGTTCAATTCCTTGCTCCCGACAAATTAAAATAAATAAATTATAAAACATATGAAATCAAGACAAGACTTTAACACACAAGAAGAGTACAGAGAATATTTGTTCCAGTACTACTGCCCAGTATGCTTATTAGCAAATAGCCAAAGTGGTTTAGGTGGAATTAACAAGTACATTGCTGCTACTAATTTAGCTAAGGAATTAGTAAATGCAGTAGCACCTTTAGAAAAAGACATTCCGCATCCAATAACAACAAGAGAGGAAGCCTTAAAAAGAATTATTCCTCAAAAAGAATTTGATAGCGTAGTAGAGGCAAACAAAATATGGTACGAAAAGAACGTAGCAAATAAAATAACTGTTAACCCAGAAGCTGAGGGAGATATGTCGTAATGGAATTAGATAAAATAACAAATATTGAATTGGCAAATATTGATACAAGCGATTACCCCGACTTCGTTGATGCTTATATTTTTTATGCAGAAATAGATGGAGTTGAATTAACTGATGGCGAATTAGATGAACTTAATTGTAATTCAGAGTTTGTGTATGAATGCGTTTTAAAAGAATTATTTTAAAGTGGCAAAGGCAGAAAAACAAAGGTTTAAGATTGACTTCTTTGAGTTTAGCTTCCTCGTGGAAGCCTGCATACCACCAAGACCTATAGCAAGAGCAATGTTTTGGGATAAGGCGATAAACGAGTACTACCACGAGCTTACGCCAGAAGAAAGAGCAAAGCTATACGAATGGGTAAACAGGAATCCATCTATGCAACACGCTTTAGAACATGATAACGAGGATGCTATTGAGTTCAACTTAAGATATGACCCTGATAATCAGTACGAGGTAAGAACTGAATTTGAGGGTAAAGAAGAAACCGTACAAGCCTACAAAGATGGAGACAGGTACTATGTAGCAACTAACAAGTGGATCTCACCAGAGTTTATAAAGGAAGTAATAAAATTAAAGTTATAACAAATAAAAATATGTTAGAACAAAAACAATCAAAAGATATGACAGATAAAATAGTGTTTACAGTAAACAACAAATATGTTAAGCACACAGTTGAACTCAATGAATTTGCAGGACTTGAAGAACTTTTTACAGCATTTAAGTCAATGCTTATTGGCTTGACATTTGAGCAAGAAACAATAAACAATTATATATTAGAATTAGCAGAGAGCATAGAAACAAAATGACAACATACACAAGAAAAGAAACAACAAAAGCAATTAAGGTAATAATGGAAGTTTTTCCAGAAATAGGAATAAAACCAAATGTTGAAAAATTATTATGCCTACTATCAGCAAGAAGGTATTTTAAGAAATTAAATAAATAATAAATGTAATGGTAAAGACAGCAGTATCACAGCTAATAGACTACATGAAAACTAATCAATACTTTATAGGTAATGACTTAAACACAGAGTTCCAGAGATTCTTGATATTAGAGAAGCAATGCTTAATAAACTCATACGCACAGGGAACTTACGATGAGGGAGGATTAAACACAGAAGAGGACTGTGAGAATTTTTTTAACGAAAACTTTATACAATAAATTATGAAAAGAATTTTTAGAAGTTAAAAGAAATAATACTAACACTAATTCCAAACTCTGGGGAGAAGCTAACAACTTACTCCCCTTTTTTTTGCTTAACCAAACCCTATAAAAAGACAGTCATCTTAGTAATCCCTTCATGATTATCACAACAATTACAAGTTGCAATCTTTCTTCTACAAGCAGGGCAGCTCCTATTTATAGTCTTATTGCCATCTTTAATTACTTCCTCTCTTTCCAACAATAGTAAATCCACCTTGTTAAGGTAAGGCGTGTACTCAATAACACCGAATACACCACCAACTTGTAATAACTTCTTTAATCCTCCAGAAGCGTGTTTAGATTGCCTAACGCACATATAATTTGATGCTCGGCTGTTTAAATTACTAGATGAACCTACATAGTAAGTGCCATCATTGTATATAATTCGATAGATTCCTTGCTTCTTTTCGATATGAGCAACTTCAGGTTTCTGTGGTAATCTGATTAAATTAGGGTATTCTTTTTGCTTTTCCATACTGCAAATATATGCGGTCGGTTCGAGTTTTACAAGTGTTTTGATACTATTTAGCCTGTCTTCGTATTTACCGAGTTTAGACAAAGTAAGGAGTGATTTTATTAGAGTTTTGTTTTAATACGGTTTTATACTACCTTTGCCTAAAGAAAATATAAACATAATGGAAGAAAACAAACCTTTACAAGATAAACCTAAGGCGAAAAGAAAAAAGCCCACCCCCAAAGTATCACCCCCCTCCATTACTAATGTATGTATGGAAATGAGTGAGGTAACTACTCAATTCAAAGTAAAAAAAAGTTCAGAAAAAAACAGCCCCATCCCAGTTAAACCATTGGCTATCAGTTTTTTATATTATTTGATTACAATTAAACAGCAAATAAAATTATTAAAAATAAAATTTAAAACTTTGCTGATTCATTTTAAAGGATGTGATATGTTCAATAAAGAAAGTTTAATTGATTCCATTCGCACTATAAATAATAAACCATTGTAAATAATTATTTAAAAATAAATTTGAGTATAAAATATAAGTTTTTTGATCCATTATTTACATATAAATAAAGAATCACATCTATAACTTAAACTTTTTACATTCAATTTTTTGTGGTGCTATTATATATCAAATCAAATTTACTGCTTTTAAACCTATTTAAGACAATAACTAACTTACATTATTACATTGGACAAAATACAATTAACGAATACAACAAACGAAATATTTAAGTTATTCATAACTGACTTAATAAGTAATAAGGGAATAACTATCTATAGACTTGCGAAAGATACAAATATCAGTAAATACTTTTTTTACAATAAACTTAAAAATAATTCTATTCAATATGTATCTTTAAATACCTTGTACATTATTTGCAAACAATATAACTTTACTTTTGACTTACTTAAATATATTAATCAACTTGAATCAAAATAGTTTTTTGTTTTTACCTTACTATATTATTATAACTTCTTTTTATTTGATGGTTTATATTGCCTTATTTTTTATCAAAAATAATTCAAATAAACACATATTTTACTCAAATTATATGTTTGACCAGTGTTTAAGCATATTTTGACAAAATACCTTGTAAAGCCTTGTATTTCCTGATCTTCACAAGGTTTTTTGTATCAATTTTTTTATGCATAAAAAATAAGAGCTTTAAAGTTTTTTGATTGTTAAAAACTGCTATTTTTAGCCTTATTTCTTTTAGAATCATTCTAAATAATATTTATTTTTAAGTATTTTAAATTTTAATTGTCTGATTTATAGATGCATTTTACAAATTAAAATGTTTTAATTCTATTTTTATTTCAGTTTTAAACGATTAAATGATTCTTTGCATATCAAAACGAAACAAAAAAACACATTATGAAAAACTTATTATTTACATTTCTTTATTTAGGCTTTATTTTAGCCTTAATTTCAATTATCACAACTAACATATATATGTTAGGTTTATCGGAATTATTAGTAATTCCATCAGCAATTAAATTATTTATTTTAAATTTCAAAAAACAAAACTAAACAATTATGAAAAATTTATTATCAGCAAAAATTTTCACCAAAAGTAACTATCAAAATTTAAATGATAGATGGTTACAAGTTACACAAATGAAAGGTAAAAGAGTAACTTGTATATGCGAAATTGAAAATAGAATCATTCAAATTGATTTTAGTTTATCCGAAATATTAGAATTCAATTATAACAATCAATAATTTAAAAACACAAAAAACAATTATGAAAACAATTAAAAATTTAACCGAAAGCCAAAACAATTTGGTCAGCAATTTAGTGTTAGAATTCCAACAAATGAATTCTATTAAACAAAAAAATGAATCTCAAAACAATGTTATTGATTCATTATTTAGCAAGGCAAATGAATACAATATTGAAAAAAATGATTTTTACACAAATGTTGAAAATGAAAATAAAATATTTGATAATTTGTGTAATGCTACATTTTTGCAGTTTATTGATAGTTTAAAAGAAATTTTTAAAAATTATAATTTTCATTTTGAATTAGATGGAAGTAAACATTGTCGCATTAAATTAGAAGAAAGTTATGGGCATAATGGTTATTTACATATGAGTACATATTATGTTAATTCTCAATTTGATTCTAAAAGTAAACAAGTTAATAAAACTGTAAAATTTGATATCAGTTTTAATAATAAAAAAATTAATTATTCAAATGTTTTAGAATGTTCAAATTTTTTAGATGAAATTCAAAAAATGTTTTTAGAAAATCCAAAAATACAAAAAATTAACTAACATAAATTCCTAACAATTTAAAAACACAAAAAACAAATTATGAATTACTCTGAAAACACAAAAAAAGCAAAATCATTTTTATCAGATTTAGACAGCCAAATTGATTTGGCATACTACATGACTGACGAAATCACAAGTTATGATGAATTAAGGGATGCCATAGAAAACGACAATGGTTTTGATGTTGAAATAATTTATTATTCTACTGCTATTCAATATTTAAAAGATTATGATAGTAGTTTAAATATTAGCATTCAATTAGCGTTAGAATATGGCTATGAATTAAAAAATATCAATAGCGAATTATTAGCAAGTTTACTTTCATCACAAGTTGAAAGGGATAAATTTTACTCTTACGAAAATGAGATTAGTAGTTTTTTTAATGAATTAAATTATTAGTACTATGAAAACAATTATAAAAACAATTTTATTTTTATCAGAAATTATCGGTTTGGCAATTGCAGTAATTCTACTAATCATTTTAGTAGAATTACTTTAAACACTGGAATTTATCTAAAAACAATTAAAAAACACATTTAAAATTATGAACATAACAAAATTAAAAAGTTGGGATACCTTAAAAAATTTAGGCTTTATTCCTATCAATTATTATTCCAATGGAAAGTTGGTAAATGTTGGCGCATCATTACAAAAAAAAGTTATAGATATTAATAATAAAACTTGTTTTGTTGATATCATTACAATACAGCCTTATAATTTAAAGCATTCAAATAAACGATATCATATTTCAGGAAAGGTAAAAACTGCCTTTTACGATAAATGCTATCATTATGAATTAAACCAAAAAATAGAAATTACAAAATTAACTGATAGCATAAATGATTATTTTACTGCAAATCAAATTTTAGATACAATCAATTTAATGACCAAATAAAACAAATTTTAAAAATTTAAAAACACAAAAAACAATTATGAAAAATTTAAATTTAAACGATATCATTAAACTAAATAATGATAAAACCACAAGTATTAATTATGAGAGCTTACAGCCTTACTTAAAATCGTTAAACGTATACTATAAATATACTTTAGGCTGTGATCCAATATTGATGGTTACGGATGTTATGAATGCCTGTAGTTATGCCAAAATTGTATCAGTAAATGAATTCAATGAATCAGTTTGCGATTATATTGGATGCGAATTGCACGAAATACAAAATAACGATGAATATTTAAGTCAATTTGAAACAATTTGTTTCAATTCTAAAATGCTAAAAGAATTAATTAATAACTAACAACTTAAAAACACATAAAACAATTATGAAAAAAATTATTAAGTATTTAAAAAGCAATTCAATTCCATATTACTATAATGAAAAAAGTAATTTGATTCAATTGGATAGGCAATTTTGGTCATTTGATTTTAACAAAATGATTATGGATCTCAAATTAAATATATATCCGTTAGATTCAACTATAGTAATTCAATAATACATTAACCTAAGCAAGTTATAAAACTGCTTTCAACTTAAACAAAACATATAAAAAACACATAAAAAAATTATGAATACTTCAAAACAATTCAAAACAAATTATAAAAAATTTGAAAAACAGGCAATAAAGGAATTTAGACAATTCTATACTGATTACGATAATGTAAAAACAAAAGATTTGTCTATATCTGAGGATGGTAATATTTGGATAGGTAATATGCAATTTCCAATAGATACAAAACTATCTGACTTTATAAATTAATAATTTAAAAACACATAAAAAATTATGCAAACATTACAACAAACATCTTTCAATTTAAGAAACGCTGGAATTGAAAACATTACAAATTACTGCAAAAAAAACAATTGCGAAAACGAATTTAGTATTATTAAGGCTGAAATTATGCGACAAGCTGATAAATATAACACATTAATTCCAATTGATTTTTACATCAAATTTTATAACCTAACAGTAGAGCTTTTAAAAGACTAACAATTTAAAAACACATGAAAGCAATATATTTTAAAGGTAATATTATAGCAGTTTCTACTGCTGATAAAAACACTAAAAAACTTATAAAACAGCATTGTATTGAATCATTACAGTTATCTGATTACATGGATCTCATTTGCACTGGTCAAACATACAAATTGAAAAATAATTATACCTTAAAACCAATTTATTTAAATCAAATATTATAAACCTAAAAATTAAAAAACACAACAAAAAATTATGAAAACAAGTAAAGAAAAATCAGCAAAAGAAATGTACATAGTAAGATATAATGATATCTATGGAAATGGGGATAACCAAAAATTAGAAGTGATAATTGAAAATAAAAATCATTTTTCAGAATGGTTACAACAACATAACGATAACAGAAAAATAGATTATATTAATGATGATGATTTTGTAGAAGAAACCGAAGAAGAATTTGACCTTATACCTTTAAATATTTATCTATCAAAATTTTAAAAAACAATCAACAATTAAAAAACACAACAAAAAATTATGAAAAAGTTAAACATTATAAACATCAATACTACAGCATTTCAGGAGGAAGATTTCTTACTATTGACTGATTTAAAACAAGATGAAATTATGGATGTGATACAGCCTATCGTTTTATCAGAAAGAAACAATGGTATAGAATATTCCAATGATGATTTAATGACTGCATTAGAAAATGCCTATCCAAATAACTACATAGAATTCTATACATACGAAAGTTTAGATTACATATCAATTTAAAAACACATAAAAACTATTATGAGAAAATACGAAATAGAATCATTCCATCATGTATGTGATGATGATTTTGAAAAAGGAGAAAGTGATCAGGTTAGCAGTTACGATTCAATTCAAAGCATTTATGCAATTGATTGGGAAGAAGCAATTGACATTTATTTAGAAAAACATTTGTATACAAAATTAAACTTCTATGATTTAGAATTAAATTTAGAAAACAATTGTTTTGAATCTTCTTTTTTGCAAAAAATTGATGGTTATGTAGCAAGTATTGAAGATATTGAATTGTGGAAAAGGGGTAACTTACAATTACAATCTAACAGTTTTCAATTAATAATATCAGAAATTACACGAATGACAATTTAAAAACACATAAAAAACACATAAAAAACACAATGAAAAATAAGATTAGACTAAACGATTTTACATTTAGATTCAATGGCTATGGTCACTACGAAGTAACCTATACAAGCCCAGTTACATACAATAAGTATACAACTATAACTAACAATATGCCTTTAATAGATTTGACTAAAGGCAATTGGGATAGTGTTAGAATTAAAGATTTAAATGAATTAAAAAAACTTTGTAAAACCACATAAAATTATGAAAAATTATATTGTAACAATAACGAAAGCTTTAAACAAAAAGCACAAAATACAAATACAAGCAACATCCAAAAAGCAAGTGATAGAAAGACTATCAATACATTTTGGTTATGGAATTGCGCCAATTAACAATAACCATATTGTTTTAAAAACACAATTACCTGTTGTTGAACAATCATTTTACTACGAAAATTATATTTAGAATTATGAACAGCGAACAATTAAAATTAGCAAGTGATATTTTAAAAGCACAATATCCCCATCCATTAATCAGTAAAACAACTGATGTATACAAAGATTTACAGCCTATTGAAAGACAAATACTTTTTGAATCAGATAGAATGCTTGTCAAACGATTACAACAATTTAACGAAAGATTTTAAACATACAAACACAAACAAATTTAAAAATTAAAAAACACATAAAAATGGGCAAACTAAATACAGTAAACGTAAAATTTGATGATGCTGAAAACAATTACACTACGAATATAAGTAGTAGTGTAACTGAATCCGAAGCAAAGGCATACTTCATTGGTGCATACTTTAATTGTGGAGCATTTCCTGAGGAATTGATGTGCAAATGTGTAGACATAGAATTTATTGATAACAATTTAAATACACAATAAATATGAAAGTAGAATATGTAGACTTGTTTGAAAACATTGACCAATTACCACAAGAAGCAAAAGATATTGTAAACTTTTACAGCAATGAAGATGCTGAATTTACTACACTTGTAAATATGGAATTAGAGCTGTTAGCAGTAGGTTACAAGTTTAACTGGGGATTAGATGCTATACCTTTTAATTTAAGAAAGATATGAACAGTCATCAAAAGGCAAACATAGTAGATTGTTTTAAATACAATAAGCAGTTAAAACAAGATTTAGAAGATCCAACCATTAAAACAATAAAACTATTAAGTAAACTGACAGCAATTAAACAAGATGTAATTATTAATCACATAAAAATAGTACAAAAATTATGAATTTAACTAATGGACAAATAGCCACAGAGCTAAACAACAGGGTAACAAAACTAACGCCACAGTTAAGAAGAACAATTATTAAAATATTAGAATTCCATCAGAATGAAAGGATCAAAGCTGCTGAAAGTATCAGCAAGATGCTACGAATTTCCCCAAAAGAAACGTATACAGTAGTTGAAATCGTGATGGATGGCAAGTTAATTAATCCTTTAAACATACAATACCAAACAATTTAAAAACACAATAAAAATTATGGAAAATAAAACAATAGAAACGTGGTTACCATTATTCAATGGCTTTTACAATACAATATGGGATGGAGATAGTGAATTAGATGAATATCGTGAGTACAATGAAGTAGATGATTTAGATGACGTGGAAGTAGACTGGAAAGGTTACAATGAACAAATAGCTGATTTGTTAACTGATGAAATTGAAATTAAACTAATTGAATTAGGACTAATTGAGTCAATGAAATATCAAAAAATTGTATCCCCTAAGTACTATAACTACACTAATGATGCAGTAGACGTAGATGTTATTCCTGTAGTAAGTAACATTGCAAAGTACATACAAAGTAATTACGATGCTTTTGATACCTATTTAAAAGAAAGATACACTTCATACGATGGCTTTACATCATTTAGATTTAATAGTGCAGTAGAATGGGCTGAAGACACATCTGACTTTACTGTATTAGATAAAGATAGCCATGTACTCGGAGCTTTATTAGACTTTGCTTTGGTAAATGAGGAAGTAAATGAAATTGATTTTTATGGAGATGTAATCAGCAATAGTGACTTTAATAATTTTGCTACTATAAATAAAAACACATGAAAGAATTTAAAAGAGATATAGCCATAGTACTAATAATATTTATTATTGGTGCAGTAACAGGTGTAGCAGTAATTCAACTGCTACCTAATAAGAAAGTGACTACACTTGAAAAGGAATTATCTATTGCCAACTGCCTTGAAAACAAAATAGACATTGATTGTTTTAAGTCAAGTATTGAAAAGCACAAAATAAAGTTTAGCCACATTGTAATGGCACAGGCAATATTAGAAAGCAGTAACTTTAAGTCACAAGTGTTTAAAAACAATTTGAATTGCTTTGGTATGCGAGTCGCAGCGCAAAGATTTACCTTTGCTATCAACAGCCACGACTATGGAGCTTATGCAAAGTATGAGTCAGTAGAAGATTGTATCCTTGACTATAAAGCATTCCAGATACAAAATGCCCTATTCATTACAACCGATGCTGAGTACTTTAAACTACTATCAAGTATCTATGCACAGGATGAGAAATATATCAGTAAACTAAAACAAATAATTAAAAAAAATAAATCATAATGAAAAACAAAGAAAAAGATTTAGAGAAATTTTTATGCCCAAAAGTTGGCAAGTTAATTAAGAAAAAGGAGTCAGTAACAGCAAAAATTTTAGATGCTGAATTAGATGAATTAGATTTAACATTTGATTACAGCAAGTCAGTAAAGATAGATACTGAAAATTTAACTTATATTACGTTAGACTATAATAATCTATACGATTTAATAGACTTAATAGATAATTCTGAAAGATATTTCCACAAAAGATTTAATAAAGATAAATAATGAAACAACTAATCATAACCGAAAAACAAAGGCAGTTACTGTGTGGGATGAGCTTGAAATACATTAACAATTGCAAGGCACAACTAAAGAAGTTAGAGCAAAGTAAGAATCCAAGACTAAAACCTATACATTTGCAGGAACGTAGAGATAACATAAAAGAAATAGAACACTTGTTTATAAATCAATTGGCTGATTAAAGACACAACAAATACTAAAATGAATGCAAAAATAGAAGTAATTATCGGATCAAGTAAAGTAAAAGTAAAGAGAACTGATGGAAGTGAAAGTACTTTATGCAAAGACTTACAAAATGCTGTAAACTATTGCAACGAACAAGACTTTACTGTCGTAAACAAGGACCAGATAGAATCATTCTTTAGCAAACAGTTAAAGAAATGATTAACTATTTAAAAACACAACAAAATATTATACCACAGTAGTAGTATAATAAAAATTCTTTAAGTCTATCATTCTCTCTTCGGAGGTTTGGTAGATTTTTAGTTTAGTCTTGTCCTCGTTAGTCCATACTCTCTCACAGTCGTGGCAAAGAATAAATCTATTCAATGGATGATGGTACAAAGCACTATTAGCTGATCCTGCTATAATATGACTCACATTCCTTCCTGATGGATTAACAATTTCAACACCACAGTTTTCACATGGGCATAAACCTTTATTCTCATCCATATGCCGAGCAATTTGCTGGACATAATAATCTTTGTTAGCCACTATTCTACTCTTTTGTTTATCACTTACTTTTTTAATAGCCTTTTTTGGCTTGTTTTTAGCCCTCTCTTGAGTTTTAAGGTAATATTCGGTACGTTTACACACATCACAAGTTTTACTGCTTAAATGTGGTGTAAAATCGTTTTGACATTTGCTACAATTTTTTATTTTCATATAGATATAAAAAAACTACCCTTGTGGAGTAGTTTTTTCTTTTAAATTAGTTGTTAAAAATGTTCTATGTACTGAATCCCAAGTTAGATACCACTCATCTATCTTGCCCATATATTCTATGTCCTCTATATTTTTAAGACCACTTATAATACTTGAATGGTGTGGGTGGCATAGTACTGTCTTTTTAAGTACTGGATTCCATGATTTTCTGAAAAACAATTTAGCTATACCAGTAAGTTTTAAATTAGAATACCTTTTTAAGAGAGCATAAAACATATACTTTGGGTACACTATGTTTCTTTGTCTTGTTTTATCATTCATCATATTAAATGTTACTCCTGTTATTAATTCAACAGCATTCTTTGCCCTCGTTATAACCTGATCTATTGTTTCTATTTTATCTTCCTCATCCTCAAAATCTTCTGTTGATATCTTTTTGTAAAGATGATAATTAGCAGCAAATTTTATCATATCGTTCTTAGTGTAAAGAACATCTTTTTCTTGTTTCTCTTTGTTTATAGTAAATTGTTTACAGTAATATTCTTTTGCGTTCATTATTAATTTGCTTTTAAAATGTTTAGTGGGCTTAACCCTTTTTCTATTAGTTTAATGTCTACTGCCTTTGCAGCTTGTTTCTCTGTGGTAAAAAATTTATGCCACTTAAACTTGGCAATCTGTGCCTTGTAGTATACTATCTTTTCATACTCAAACATACTAACGTGCTTGTATATTGACTTCCCAACGTGTACTTTGTCTTTACGGTAATGAAGTACTGCTAATATCTCCTCTGTTGTCATCTTCTTCTTAGTAATATCCATTAAATTCTTTTTTGTGATTAACGTGTTTGTATTGTTTTTTAGGTTTCTTAATTTTAGATTCTTTAATTGCTTTCAACTGTTCTACGGACAGCTTTTGATAAACATAGCCACGAGAAACACTAATTATCTCGCAGCTATGTTCTAAACTATTCCCTTTTGATGTTAAAGCAATTAGACTATTAAATAAGTCTTCATTACTTATCTTCAGCATCGGCTATAAACTCAAAGGTTAAGTTTTCTTGACCACGTTTAACCTCCTCAATTATCAACTGCCAATTGTTTTTCTTGGCAATGGCAAGTATATGTTTAAGTCTTTCGTTTCCAAGCGATTCTCCATGCTCTAAACATACTAACCCTAACTCTGGATTCTGTGCCATCTTGAGTTTAAACCCTAACTCAATAATTTCAGATGTAGCCAATGTTGTTGTACTTACAGGAATACCATTGTAAAGTAGTTGGTCATCATCAAAGTATAGACCCTCTACAATTGGGTTCATGTCTCTAATAGCATCTTGAAGTGACTGTCTTCCTGTTTCAATTATAACAGTTAAATCTCCAACCTCTTCCTCTAACTTCTCTAACTTTACTATTTTACGTTTCTGTTCAGCAGCTTGTTCAGCCCTCTTGTTGTGTTCACTTATTGTGTTAAACTTAGCAGTAATAGTTGTTACATCTACCTTAGGGTTAGCAGGAATCCACTTAGCAGCCAACTCATCCGACTGTTTAGCAGCAAATATTTTAGCTTGTAAGTGTTTAATTTCCTCGTCCCAAACAGCAATGTCTTTAGACCTTATTTCAAGGTTCTCTAAAACCTTGTCTACTTGAATATTTTTCTTGTTAGCCGCCTCTAACTCCATCTGAATTTCAGCAGCATCTAAAGGCTCTATATCCAAGTCCTTGCCAAACAATGGGCTTTCTTGTATCCACGCTTTGTGTTGTTTAACCTTACTTGTTAGTTCAGTTCTATCATCAAATGATGCCTTAATAGTATTCTCAATCTTGCGTAAAAATATTTTAGTTTCCTCGTCTAACATATCTCTGTATGCCTCTACTTGCTCCTTCTGACCTTTCTTTGTGTCAGACATCTTTACAAACTCATCCACATCAAAGTCTATCTTACCTACTAACTGGGCAATGGCTGACTTAGAATTGTCTTTTAACCCCTCTCCACTAACAGTTACAACACTCTTGCCATCCTTAAACTTAACTTTAAGTTCGTAGTCAACACCGTTTTTGTCAACCAAAACCACACCTTCTCCTTTAGCATCAGGTGGCACAGCAGCTTTACTTCCTAATGCAATCTCTATGAACTGCATAAAGGTAGACTTACCTACACCATTTTCTGCTTTGACAAATACGTTTTTACCATCTAAATTTACGTCTATGTCCTTTAACTTCTTGAACTCGTTTATTATTACTCTCTGAACTTTCATATTGTTTCTCCTCTATTTGTTTTTGTTGTGCGACTTGTTCTCTTGTTAAGAGAGCCATTTCTAACTCTCTTAACTCAAAAAATAATTGTTTACTCATTTGATAATCAGTTAATTATCAGAAAGGAAGATCATTGTCTTCACTAACAGCAGTAAAGCTTGTTATGAAATCTTCATCTTTATCAGCAGTAAATTGCTCTCTTGTTCTTGGTGAACCATAAACAGCTTCAGTTGTAGCTAATTTATTAGATTCTCTTTCTTTTTTCATTTGCTCTTTAATTTCTTTAATTTCTTGACTTTCATCCGAATCAAAATCATATACTGTATCTACCTTATTAATCTTTCTAGAACTTTCTATCAAGTACACCGTTAAAAATGCTTGTAAGTCATTGTCTAAGGCAGTTGCTAAAGTGTTAGACTCTTCACCAATTTCTACTAATGAGAATTTAGGAATACGATAAGGGTTAGAACCTTTCTTACATAGTCTTGGTTCAAGTTCCATTTTAATAGCACTATTATAAATTGCTTTTTTGTTAGCATTCATAAAGTCCATCCAACCATCTAACTTAATTTTGTCTTTTGAACCTTCAGGTTTATGGTCACCGCCACTTAATGATGAGCCAGTCATAAGGATGTTACCTATTTCTAAACTTCCATTGTCATCTTTAAAGGCTATGTAACAACTTCTTGAGTACTTACCACCTTTAGCTTTTACAGCATCTTTAATGTCGTTGTACAAGCCAACTTCAATTGTGTTCTTACCGCAACGAACATTTAACTTTTCGCTGTTGGTAAACTTTACTTCATTAGAATAGATACCCTTGTCTTCGGACTCGCTGTATCCTGAGATTGTGGTTAACTCATCTAACAATAGGAATGTGAACGGCATCTTTACAGGCACGTTTTCTTTCTTCTCTTTGTCGTAGTATGTGATACTACCATTCTTACCTGACCATCTGAACCAACGCTTAGCTGGATTTACCGATGTTTCTTCTTGATTACTTCTACTCATTTTTACTTAATTTAATTTACTTGGTTTTTATTGTTTAATTTATCTTTCTAAGATTTCTATTCCGTAGTATGCTTCCACACACTTCTTTTTGAGCCTAAACATTGCGTATGCTGCTCCTAACTTACTTCCTTTTACATCTATATGCTGTGTAGCACCACTTGAGTATGTAACTCTAAAGTCCAATATGTAAGTAAAGCACTTGAACCCTTTTATTTCAATCGGATACTTTATCTGCTCCTCAATCTTACTTATAGGATTCTCTTCGTTGTTGTACTTAACTATTGTGTCTAACTTAATCCTATACTTCATTTCGGCAGTAGATGCGTAAACAGTTCCATTGTAGGTTCTCTTCTCTTTAGGGTTTACACCATACTTGTTAGCTTTAGGCTTTACTAATTTCTTGGCTATTCCATCCTCTCCTACATGAACACCTTTAGCTTTTAAGTCATCCATTGTCCACTTTTTAGTCATCAGATTTTATTTCCATTATTTCTTTTATGACAATAATCCATCCTACTGCTAATATTGTTACCACTATAATTGTTGATATTATTTCATTTGTTTCCATACCACAAAGATATGTTTTCCACATTTAGTTCCTAATTAAATTATTTTAATTGTCAAATAAGGCATTTTCGATTACTTTTGTGGACAATTATGGAACAGATAAAACAAAAGTGTAGTGGGGAACATTTTGGCACAAAAGTATTGTGTGGTCAAAGGTTTGAATGTGCGAAATACTGTAAGCACTATCCACATACAGTATTTGCTTTAAAAGATAAGTGTGAAAGCTTTGTGCCTAAAGTTAAACCTTAACTAATAAGTAAACGCACTACCTCAACTAATATGATTCCACCCAGAATCTTTATGTATGATTTTAGTGTAGTATTCTTGCTTTTAAGGGATTTATTCTCTTTGTTAAGTACAGCATTAGCCTTAATACAAGTATCAGCCAAGAACATAGTTCTATTAAATTTTGATATTAACTCTGAATTGATACTATCTTTTGATCCTATAATTACCTTTAATGCCTTTTGTTCAGCAAAGCACTTAATAGAGTTTTTAATAGATAGGCTCGTAGAGTCTTGACTCAATTGTCCATAACTTGTATGCGCTGTCAAAACTAAGAGAGTCAATAGCAATAAATGTTTCAATAAGTTTACCTTTTTCATGTTTAATTTTTCCTTCTAATTTTATAATTACTGTGTCTGAATGTTTATTAGCAGATATTATACTGTCTGCTATATGAGTAATATCATATACTACCTCTTTAGGCTCTTCATGAAAACTTTTACAAGTAAAAAATCCTCCAATAAATGCTAACGTAATTACTACTAATGTTGATAATATAAATTCTTTAATTTTCATTTGTATACGATATTAAATAGTAAGCCTCTTGCCACAAGTATAGCAATAACGAATATAAATGAACCTGTAGCAATATAAATCACTCCTACGGTACATAAGGTTTGACCTACTTTTGATAAATGCCAAAAATCATGGAACATTGGAAAGTATCTATGAAACCAATCAAACTTAGGTGCTTCTGCTGCCTCCTTTGAGAAGAAGTATCCGTAGTTCTTGTAAGCATCATGATGCACTATTGAGTCCGACATTGCATTTAAGCAGGTCTGTAGTAGTAATAAGATTGCGAATACTATCATAGTTTTATTGTTTTTTGTTTATTTTTTATTATAAAGTTCGCTCTCCGCCAATCTGCGTCTTGTCAAACCTGCCAAAACCTTTCCTGCACCTTTATTCCATTTAGCAAATTCTGCTGCAATGGTAGGGTCGTTAGGGTTAATATTCACCTTCTTTAATAGTGTAGAACTCTTTAAGTTACCTGCTCCACAATTATAACAGAAAGATACCAATGCTGAAAATTGATTAGCATTAAGTGTATCAACTGCCATAGCATCAACTGCTAACTCGTACTGCCCCATAGTATCGGCTAATAACTTCTCTGCTGCCTCCATTGACAAAACAGGGTCAGTCATCTTTACCTTACTACCATCGCTGTATCTTGTTGAACCGTAGCCTATAGTTATTGGTAGTCCACCTGTTGCTGGGTCTACATAAGCCTTTGCACTAAATCCTTCAAAAGATTTAATTAAGTCTAATCCTGCCTTATTTATTTTATTTACTTTCATATATGTATATTATGTAAAAAAAGATAGACCACAACGCTGTAAGGATTAGTACTACCTTGACTACTTCCCTATTTGTTGTAGGCGATTCCAATTGTTATTCTGCTACTGTTTTCTTAAACTTCTCTACTGAGCTTAGTCCTAAAGCACCAAATGCTAATAAGGCTACTGACTCAACTAAAATTGTTGATGGCGCAACCTCTACTAATGAGAATGAGTTGTGGTACATAGTGATGCACAATGTTAATGTGCATAAAATCCCAGCAAATCTCTTGCTTGAAAATTGCCCTTTTTCGTCTTTAATTATTTCTAAGAATTTCATACTATTTCATAAATATTAGTGGGAACATTATTATTCCTTGTACTACTATAAACACAAGACCTTCTATTGTAAATAATTGGTCTTTTTGTTTCTCTACTACTTGAACTACTTGAACTGTGTCTACCCTTACTATTGGCTTTATATTTTTTAGTCGCTCAATTTCAGCTCTTTGATACACGAAGGTATCATTTACCTGCTTAGCTTGAACGAGGGTAAACACTACTACTTTTTCTCCGTCTACTTTTTTAATTATTTGGGAATAAGTTGAAAGGCTCAACAGAGTCAACAACAGTAAGGATAGTGTCCTCATAATGTTCTAATTTAAAGGTTAAAGATTTATTTTCTGCTTCAAGTGCTGCAATCTTAGTCTTGATGGTTTCAAAGCTTTCCTTTTGTACTTTCTCTGCCACTTTGATACTGCTGTTAGCCTTGACAAAGTTACTCTTACTTTTAGCTAATAAAGAGTCTATAGAGTCTGGAGTTGTATTCTTTGGCTCTGGCTCGTGAGTTAATGTAGATACCGCAATGACTAAAGTTGTGGCTATGAATAGTACGCTTTTCATCATTTCATTTGGGTTAAAATGTCCAACTTCGTAACTGCTACTGCTAATGCAGAGTCTGACCTTTTTAATGCAATAGATAATTGGTCTATCTTATAGTCCATTATCTCAATCTTTGCATCAGATTTCTCAATCTGTTTTTGGTACATTAGTTTATTATCTACATATAGGTAACCTACTGAGATAATAATTAGAAACATTGTTGCCTTGAAAGGGTCTTTTAAAAAGTCAGAAAAAGAGATTGGTAAGCCTACAGCCATTATTTTTATTTATCTATTATTAATTAGTTTACTACTTCCGCCTCTTCTACTTCTTTTTGCTCTTCAATTATCTTGTTAATAAATTGAATTAACGGTAAACCAAATTTAGTTGGCATCTCTTGGATAAACATATCCAATTCTTTCAGTTTTTCTTCGCTTAATGTTATCATGTTATTTTTTCTTTTATTATAATGTGCTTGTAAAAATAATACTTGGATTTAACAATTCCAACTTACTGATATACATATCTGTTAATTCTGCTAAAATATTTCCAGTAAATAATGTATCTTCCTGAACATCATTCATAATAGAATTCATTGTTTCATTGTAAACAAAAGATTGGATGTAACCTTGAGGAACATTTTCTCCGTCTACTAATTTACTTCCTAAAAAAGAGTTATAGTTTACTGTTAGTAAACCTACTTTTGTACTTGTTTGTGTTTCTGCGCTCGTAGCTATGAAACTTGCTTGATTTAATTTTATCATTTTATTTTTATTTATTTATTTAAAGTTTTACTATTTGTTTTACGCTATTTAATAATATATCTGCGTGTGATGCATACTTAAATTTATACTTACCAACATTATAATGACCATTAGATTTACAAGATGTTTGTACACTTTTTGGACTACATCCAATATATTGCTCTGCTTCCCTTATAGACCTAAATTTACCAAGCAAAAACATCTCATCTCTACTATATATATAAACAGGTTTATTTTTACCTGAAGCATATTGATAGTTTTTAATTAAACATTTTGTTTCTTCGCTTGATTTTACTCCTTTTCTACTTTTTCCTTCTGTACATATATTACAAAAATTATCATTTAAAATATTATCTGAAATATATTTTGTTTCTATACTATTTAAATCTTCTCTATCGCATTCTTCAAGAACCTCAAATGAAGGTAATCCATATTTATTAAAACAGTTTTGCACTCTTTTATTTGTATGTCTTTGCTTATTCATTTCACGAATATGCTGCAACTCACGTCTTTTTAAATTAATCCCCTGACCAATATAATAATGCCCGTTAGAAAATGTAAATTTATATATGCCTATCATTTACAATTATTTATTTGTTATTATTTATTAAATTACATTGGTGAATGATTAATTTTTTTCCAGCCCGTACCGTCATAAAAACAAGGCTGGTTTAAATCGGTGTTATATACTTGCAAACCGTTTGCGGGTGTTACTATTGCTAAAATTTGCGCTTGAGTTTGACGTGGCATTAAAAAGCCTTTTGTTGTGCTATCTGCTTGTAAAATTGCGGTTGAATCGTAACCCGTTGAACCACCTACAAATAAATTCCCCGCTCCCGTTGTTTCATTTCCAATTCTTACAACATTTGCAGAATAGCGGCTAATACTTGTATCGGGTGAGCCAACTGCTAAATTGTTTGAATACCATATTAATTTAAAAGGAGAGCCAACTTTTTGACTTAAATTAACAAATAAATTTGCATATGATTGTGAAGCAGAACCTATGTCAAAAGTCGCACCCGTACCACCAAAAATATGACCCGTATTTATATTGCAATTAGCCGAATCATCAGCCAACCTAAAATCAATAGCCGCTCCGTTGCGTTTTATAGATGGAAAACTTGACGTTGTGCCGCCTAATTGTAAACGGTTAAAACTTGTGCCAGCATTATTCCTAACAGTAAAAACCCCGTCAGATTGCGCTAAAAATTCACCCAATCCACTAAAAGACAATAAATTGCCACTTATCCCCCCCCCCGAAGCATTTATATTACCTAACAATGTTAACGTTCCCGCCCTACTAACTAAAAATTTACTAACCCCACCAACTTGCAAATCCATCAAATTATGAGTCATCCCATTTAACAAAGTTTCTGTAGCATTTAAGAATATACCTGTTGCATTGCCTGTTTGAACGCCACTTGCATTAATAGTATAATCAACTATTAAATTTCTAAAATTTGCACTACCAGCAGCAGGAGATATTGTTTTAAAAACTCTAAAATAATTCGATGTTGATGATGTCGATATATCATTAGACATTGTATAATCAAATACTGCTAATGCCCCAACACTTCCAGTAACATTTGCATTTATGGTACTATTAAATACAGTAGTTCCTGTATTTCCTAATAGTGTAAAAGCATTTGTAAATGCTACATTTGCTCCTAATATACTTTGATTAATAGTAACTAAAGCTGTACCTCCACTATTTTCAAACCTAGCAATAGGATTTGTTCCATCTCCTCTAACTACTAATCTACCTAATGCAGAACCCCCTCCCACATTTACTTGAGTAGTACTCAAATTTAGTACAGAAGAAGTTCCTGTTCCGTCAGTTACTGCACGAAGTGTAGCATCTAAAGGAGTATTTATTGTAGTAGCGTCAAGGTTAAGTATCCCACGATAATTAAATGCCACGTTTTGATTATAAATGTTCATATTTATGCGTATATTAAATTAGTTTTATTTTTATTTTGTATTATTTCATCATACTGAATCATTTCAGCTATTTCTTCTTTACTAAACAAGCTACTCGTATCTTGATTTACTATCAGCCAGTTGTTACCATCAGAGTCTACAATTGGATTTGCGTAATCAATTGTATCTTCATCATTAGGTAAGCCTAAAAGAACACAACATTTTGTATCTAATTCTTTGAATTTAGCAAGTGTAATGCACTTATAAAATCGTGGGTATTGAATTGAATCTTCCATTATAAATTATTTAAAGTTTTAAGGAAGTTAAACATAGTAGTATTATTTGCAGTATCGTTATTCGCACAATATACATAAGTTGTTATTGTAGCATTATGACTACTAACAGTTCCACCTTTTGAAAATAGCCTAATTCCAACTCCACTTGGTGTTGGTGAATATGTATTTATTGTTCCAATTATATTGTTTGTTTTTATATTATTATTAACTCCTGCATTGTAATTAACTGCTAAAATATTTCTTCTATTTATTATAGATGCAGAACCTGACACATTTGATAAAGAACTGTTTAACCAAGAAAACATATTTGACGCAGTTTGACATATTGAATTATTGTAATTAGTTAAACTTGAATCAATAATTTGTGCTTGTGCTCCTGATGAAACTGCTTGTGCGCTATATCCTAAATATTGCGTCATCAATGAATTTCTTAAAAATGTTGGATTATCCAAATAATCATCCACTCCATCACTTTGCACTATCGTTCTATCAACCAATACACCTTTATAACCTGTTGTTGCACTTCCTGTGTTAATTGTCCAAACTTCACCTGTTGCACTTGTCCATTGTGTTTGACTTGTACTTGCGTTGTATGTTGCAGGATTGAAATCAACTACAGGTGTGCCACCGATTGAGTTTGCTATTGTTGCACGATAGATTTTTCCTTGAAACATAACACCAGTATCACTTGATAATACACCAACATTTACTTTTAAATTTCCTGTTGTTAATGCGCCTGCTGTACTTGTAACTGTTGCTCCTAATTGTGTATAATTAATTCCATCAGTTGAAATAAAAAATTTAACATCGCCTGTACTTGCACTTCTATTTACTTTTAACCAATAAATAGTACTTGTTGTAAATCCACTTGTAACACTACTTACTGAATACCCCCAAGTACCTCCAATATTTCTACCAAAATAAATCTTACCACTATCAGTTCCTGCATAGAGTAAATTGTAAAATCTTGAACTAATATTATCTTTTGCAATTATTGTTTGGTCTGAAGCTAAAGAGTCTAATTTAAAATTAGCTATTATTTCAATATCACCTGTAATTCTATTTGCTGCTGCATCAGGTGTGCTTACAAAATTACGTTCTACACCACTTCCCCACCAATAATTATCACTACTTGCTCCATTATGCGCTAATAACAATGGCTGACTTGCTGCCGTTGCTTGTACTGCGTCTGCTAAAGTTTCTGCAGTAGTTGTTGTTTGTGTGTAAGGTAATGCTACTGAACCTGTGTTAAATTGAGCACCCCAAATAAATATTCCCGAAGTTCCATCTCCTGTATAAGTTGAAACATTGTTTGCATTTGATAAACCGATAACTGAAGGATTTGCTGATGTTGTAGGGTTTGGGTTTACGACTACACACCTATACCAGCCATTTCCTGCATCTGTAATTGATGCCGTTATTCCACTTTCTACTGTTCCAAGTGTGCCATTATCTAAATTAAACCAAGCAAATAAATCGTTGATTGTTGTTCTTGTTCTAATTATACCCCAACTCCTTTCGCCTTTCTTCATATAACAACTTATAGTTGCAGAAGAAAGTGTGTTTGTATTTGATTGAAATACCCAATGTTGAGCAGATGTTGCCGTATCAACTAATTTATCAGCAGTTAAAGTTCCGTTTGGTGCAATAGTTGCATTTTGAGTAATTGTAGAACTATTTTTAGTCCAAGAAGCATTATCAAAAACTTCAGATTGAAGTAATAAATTTTCGGTACTTTTAAGACTATACAATTTCGCTGCTGCTTGTCCTGCTGTTGCGCCTGTTCCTGAACCTAATTTATAACCAATCCAATGAG